AAGATCTATCTTTCCCGCCAATGCATCCTGCACCATCGAATTGAAACCGTCACGGTGCTTGGTGTTGGTCGCACTGATACCTTCATCTGAATATAAACCTGCGAACTCCCAATCATCACGCCCTTTGATATAATTTGTGTAATAATCCACCTGTGCCTCATAACTCGACTGCTGTTCCTCGTGGTCAGTGCTGACACGAGCATAGGCTGCCACCTTTCGCTTTTCTTTTGCGGTAAGTGGAGTGGCGGTGAATCGACTAATTGTAGCAGGGATTGTCCTCACATTTTTTGCCATGTTTTCTCACTTCCATCGTAAAAATAATATTTCAAACTACCGTCCTTCTGGACTATGATCGCTTTGACTTGCTTCGCAAACTCAGAGGCATCAAATTCTTCTGTACCCATAATGTAAGCGGATACGGTTCGCAGATTGCAGTCTGCCAAGTCCTGTGCGTTGCACTCTGTTCTGACTTTTGATTTGCCTGGGCAATACCAATAGTGGTACTTTCCGTAGCTGCAATACCTGCGAAGTACATTCCCACAGATGCCGCATCTGATTTTTCCGATAAACTCGTCTGTCGAGGTGCTTTGATGAACATTCACTCTAAGTTTTAATGTTTCAAAGTGCTTGACCATGCCGTCTTTCAGATAAAAATCGATACTGCCTGTTTTCTGGACTACCATCTTTTCTACGGTTGCGGTGAAAAACTCATCATCAAAGGACTTTTTCTGCATCACTTTACAGAAGATTTCTCTGATTTCCGTATCTGCATAGTTCACGCTGTCGCAGGTAATGCCATGCTGGTGCTTTGCTCTGCAGCTCCAATATAAATGTCCGCCGTCTTTCGTGGTACTTATGGCTCTGCCATACCGCTTGCCGCACATCCCACAGAAGATTTTCCCATCCAATAAGTTGTGCGGTATTTTTAGTACTTTTTCCTTTTTGACCTTCACAGGCTTTGGTGGCATTTTCCATGTTTTTGTTTCGCCGCCCTTGAACTGCATCTGAACATCTCCGCCATCCAGCACAGTGATGCTGTTGACTGCTTCATTGAACTTCTGCTCGTCAAATCCATCCGTTCCCATTAGCTCTGCACATATTTCTTGGAGCTTTGGCTCCGTAAAACTCTGACTTCCGCAGTTCATACCTTTTTCCTTCTTACTGCGGCACAGCCATCTTGCACATTGAGTTTCTTTTGCGGCTGCTACCCTTGCGTATGATCTGCCGCAGATACCGCACTTTATCTTTCTGGTAAATGGGTAGGTCGGATTTTGCATCGACTCTCTACGCCTATGCTCAGCAAGTACTAATTCATAGGTTTCCTTGTCGATAATGGCTTCATGAGCATCCTCGATAATATACTGTGGCAGAACACCATCATTGATGACCTTTTTCCCTAAAATGGGGTCTGGTATGTAGGATTTCTGTCTGCGGATAATTCCTGCATAAATATCGTTATGCAAAAGTTGCCTTACCGTAGATTTATTAAAGAGCTTGTCGTTGATTGTGCGGTATCCTGCATCATTCATATTTTTTGCAATATTTCGCAGTGTTGTGCCGTCAAGGTACATTCGAAACATCCATCGCACCATTTCGGCTTCTTCAGGAACTACCATGTAGCATTTCTGTTTCTCATCGTATTGGTAGCCACTTAGGTGCTTATTTGCCATACCAATCTCACCGGACTGAAAACGCTTGCGGATACCCCATTTACAGTTGTCTGAAATGGAACGGCTTTCTTCCTGTGCAAAGGATGCCAGGATGGAAAGCATCAGTTCTCCGTCACCGCTCATGGAATTGATATGCTCTTTTTCAAATCGCACTTCCACACCGAGACTTTTCAAATGCCGTACCGTTTCCAGAAGGTCAACCGTATTTCTTGCAAATCGGCTGATGGACTTTGTAAGGATAATGTCGATTTTCCCATCTTCGCAGTCCTGCAGCATTCGGCAGAACTCGTCACGCTTTGCAACCTTTGTGCCAGATATGCCATAATCTGCATATACCCCTGCGTACTGCCAGTCAGGATTCTTTTGAATCATACTGCTGTAATAGCTGACCTGTGCCGATGCGGAATGCAGTAAACGTTCGGTGTCTCTTGACACTCTGGCATAAGCTGCAACCTTTTTCTTAGGCTTTATAGCCGCCGCTTTGGGTTCAATTTTGCTTATCTTTCGCATAGAATCACTCCTTGTCAGCATCATATATTCCCGTACTTTTCGGCATTTATCAAGTCAATGTCGGCAAATAATGTACCCGAACTTGGAGCGTATTTTTCGGTAAAAATTGTATCAATTTGACGGTATTCATCCTCAGTGATAAGGCATTGTCGAAGCATAGAACGAGCCATCGCCATCGTTGCCTGATACAGTTTTTCTCTCTCCATTTCTTCCTTAGACATTGCCGCCACCCCCGAATCTGTCCTCGATATAGCACTCGTGGCAGCAATACTTCCGATGAGCGTTTCCATAAGCTGTGAACGGCTTTTTACAGCAGGCACATACGAATTCGTAATTTGCTTTTTTATCCACACGGTCGAGATGCTCATTCCACCATTTCATACGACATTTGTCAGAGCAGAACTTCCTCTGTTTTCTGCCAGTAGATACTCTTATCGATTTGCCACAGCATGGGCAAATACTATCCTGCACATCTGTTTGGTTTTCTTCCGGTTTGTTCCGCTTGTAAAAGCTTTTGATTGTATTCTCCGACAGCCCCATCAACTGACCGATTTTCTTATAACCAAAGCCGTCTCTTTTGTAGGCTATGATTTGTTCTTTTTGCTCATTTGTCACAATCGCAGACCTCCAATCATCAAGGGTTGTTCCTTCGATTCATAGTTTAATCGTTAATTAGTTCTCCCTTTGACAGCTATGTATTGGAATCTGCAATTATTCCGTTTTGCGGCAAAAAAATAATGCCCACCAAGGAAACGGCTCCTTGATGGGCATTACAGCAATGTTGTTATTCAGTTATCTGAGCAGTTCATTGACTCGATTCTGTACCGCATTATAATCATAACCCGCATCGGTCAGTTTCTGTTTACGTTCTGCACCGTTGCCCCATTTACCCTGAATCACTTCACGGGCGATTTCGTCAATGGATTTCTTCGCCGGATATACCTGTTTACCACTGCTGTCAAAAACAGAATATCCTGCTTTGCAGGCTTTCTTGGCATTTTCCAGAGAAGAAAAAGCACCAATCTGCGATTTAGCGTCAGACCATGTCTTTCTCACTCTGTAAAGCTGTTTAGAAGTAGCTGTCGCAGAAGAACCGGAGTACATGTACGACTGCACCTTTGCTTTGAACTTATCCCAGTGAGGAAGAATGTATGCAGGACAGTATTTTCTGCTGTACCAGTAGTTATGAGTGTAAAGGCAATCAATTGACAGCTTGTATTTATTAAGCAATGCTGCCGCCAGTCTTGCACAGTTATCCTCGGACTTTTTATCCTTATCGTTGTAGGCGGAGGACATAATGCACTCAATCGCAATGGTTCTGCGGTTGCCGTTTCCGCTACCATCAGCAGCGTGCCAGCCACTAAGGCTGAGAGGCAGATCCTGCCACGCACAGACGTTGTCAACGTAATAATGCACTCTGACATCTTTCATATTGCCGTTCACAGTAGCACGAGTGTACTGTTCCGCAGAAGTAGTTCCTGCCGCAGTTGTAATCCAATCGGTGTTGTGAACAGTAATACCAATAATTTTGCCCTCCATGGAAACGGAGGGCATATCGATGTTGTTTGGATTGTGTTTTGTGAGTAAGTACTCATTGACGGTGACACCGCCGAGGGTTGTTGTTTTATCAGGTTTTAAGATAGCCATATTATTCGTCCTCCTTGTCGTTTTTCTCTTCTATTCTGCCAACTTTTGTTTGCAGAACATCGATTGCTTTTTTGATTGCGGGTGGAAAAGGGACTCCCATAAGTGATGTATTTTCTACAATAGACAGCAGTTCATTCAGACAAAAGCTAATGCAGACGGCATCACGAATGTAAGTCGTACCGAGCAGAATATCCATTCTCACTGCAACAGCAATAAGGAGCAAGGTGCAGACCTTTTTTGCAAGTCCGAACCAGCCCGCTTTTGAGGACAAACCTCCGCTGTCAGTGTGCTTTGATTTGCCCATGGCTGCAGTGACCACACCTGTAAAGAAGTCCACTCCCATAAATACAATAAGAGTAACAAGTGCAGAATCCCAGCCGCCAAGCAGTGTGGTGATGAAGCCACCAACAATGCCAGCAATCATACAGATCCATTCTTTCATAAACATCACCCTTTCAGAAATTTGATTGATTTTATCATCGGATGTGAGTTGTCCGATGTGCCATTGAAGGCAAGATAATATTCTCCATCCGGTACATTCTCCAGTGACTGCATCACGGAAATATATGTATCGGAATAAAGCCATTTGAATGATAACTCCACTGCATTGCCTGCCTGTATTTCTTCATAGATATACTGAGCAAGTTCAGAGCCTGTTTTATCGATTTTTCTCACAAGATAGAATTCTGCATCCTGCGATGCTCCTACTGTATAACTGAGAATCATATGCATGGAAGAAGTCAGAACAACAGGTGTCAGACAGAGGACAAATACAGTCCCAGCCCAGCTGAAATCAGTCTGGTTGAAGTAAATCGCATAGTCATTTTCAGCACAGCAGAAATGCGGATAGCTTTCCGCAAAACCTGAAAGAGAACGGTAACCGTCATTGTAATAGGTGTAGATGTTCTCGCCATAAGTGGTAAGTGCATCGGTGCCGGATTCAAAAAGAACTGTATAGCTAACGGAGGTTGAGTTATTGATGAGATTCTCCAAGTATGCTGCATTTTCCTCAAGCTTTTGCAACTCGTCTTTGGTGGCGTAATTGGACAGGTCAACTTCGGGTGCGTTTTTTCCGTCAGCACCTTTCAGAGAGGCAAGCCATTCTGTTTCTGTTCCGGTAAATCCATGCTCTACAGCAATTATGTATGCGGATTTGCCATCTGTTCCGTTAACTCCCGGTTCACCGTCGATGCCATCTTTGCCGGGCAGTCCGTTAGCACCGTCCTTTCCGTCAACTCCATCTCTTCCATCTGAACCTTTCAGGCTTTCCAACCATTCAGATTCTGTTCCGATGAAACCATTTGCAACAGCAATTTCATAGGCAGATTTTCCATCTATTCCGTTGACTCCGTCATGACCGTCTGAACCATTCTTACCATCAATACCGTCCTTGCCTGGTAGACCGTCAGTACCTTTCAAGCTTTCCAACCATTCCGTTTCAGTTCCAACAAATCCATTTTCAATTGCTATCTGATATGCTGATTCTCCGTCTTTTCCTTTCTCGCTGATTTTCTGCAAGAGCTGTGTATACAAATCCGGTGTTGGAGGAATCGGACTGTTGTCATCATCTCCCACAAATCCGGATTGACGGATATTCAGCGTGACCGGAACAGTAGTTGCCCTCAGACCTTCCGTATTCTCTGCATCATAACCAAACACAGATATTTTCACCGCACCTGCATGAAGCTCTGCAGGTAGTAAACAAGACAAACCATCCATTCCAAGTACTCTATTGTAGGTTTCATCGCACTGCGTAAACTGTACCACCTTATGAAAATTCTTCCAGTCACCGTCAAAGGTAAATTTCAGCGTGACAAATGCAATCTGGTCGGATGCGATGATCTCACGCTCCAGAATTTCAATTTTCTGTTGTCTGACTAAAAATTTCAGCATCAACTCTTCACCTCAATCCACGTATAATTTTCAGTATCGTATTCCAGATATCCATCTGTACACTGAATTTTCTTCAGATAGTCATTGTAATAATGCTGACCGGAGGACATCCAGTTGTTCGGCTTTTGAATGGCATTCCATTGTGCAATCGTGCCTTCATAAGTAATGGTTTCAAGGCTGCTGCAATAGGTTATGACATTAGCACCGATAGACTTGCATTTTGCAGAAATTGTCAGACTGGAAAGTGCAGAACAGGAAGTGAACATAAACGAGCCAATCAGACTGCTGTCGATCCGAGCCGTTTTCAGCTTTGCACAATCACGGAATACATAATCTCCAATTTCTGTCACGCTCGCCGGAATGATGATCTCTGTCAGCTTTGTTCCGGAAAATGCCCATTTTCCAATTGATTTCACGCTTGCCGGAATCGTAATTTCTTCCAGACCACGAACAACACCCACCATATCTTCAAATATTGTAAACACAGATTCTCCGATAGAAGTGACCGTATCCGGTAAAGATACTGTTTTCAGATTGTCGCAGTCGGCAAAAATTTTATTTCCGATTTTGGTAATGCCGGAAGAAACTGTGATACTCTGCACCACTTGATTTCCATCAAATGGCGAGGAGTTGCTTGAAGAATAATCATAAGTTGCGCCGCTGCCATACAGCTTCAAAGAGCCGTCAGAATACAATGCATAAAAAGCATTCTCTCCACACTGTCCCGCAGAAACCAGAATGACACCTGTTGTACCGCAGATTTCCTCTACTTCTGCTAAACGTTCCTGAAATTCTGCAACACGATTGTTCAGTTCTGTAACAGTTTTATTGTAGCTGTCTAAAGCGGCAAGAATTTCTGAAACCTTGCATTTTCCAAGAATACACTTCACATAACCGCACTTCTTTTCATCACTGCGGTAATCCTTGATATTGGACTGAGAAATGCTTGTGATACCGCCATTCAAACGGACTGACGCAAGTGTCAGATAAGTTTTCGTGTCTGTATTTTCAAAGGCAGGGACAGACGGAGAAGTTGCTGCCGTGCCGGATTTTACTTCCAGCTTGCAGGCACGAACAGAATCACTCACATCACAGCTGATGCCAATGGTTACATAACGGCTCAGGGATTCATCAACATACTGCCGCAGGTCAAGTGTATACGCCATGTCATTGATGAAATAATGACCTCCAATCCACGCTTTTCCTGTGCCGATAACAACAGATAAATTGCCGCTTGCGGTCACTAAAAAGTTATCCCCGTATGTATCAAGAATGCCGTTACAGATCAGACTGGACAGGTAGCTTGTGAAATCTTCTGCGGTATACACCCTGTCCAGATTCTTTGCATTGAAAAATCCATATGAAAATGCCATAAAATCACGCTCCTTTGAATGTTGGTGTTAAGCTCCGACCATTCTGGTCAAAGCTTTCAATCATGCCGATCAGCTGTATTTTCGGCAGTATCAAGCCAAATCGTGTATGTTCCACCGTCACATAATCGCCGACAAAATAATCTTTGTTGTACTGATACTGGTTGGAAAATGCTGCGATTGTGGATTCTGACACAATTTTTGGAGGGAACATATTTTCTGCACCGGATTCTTTTAATAGCTCCAGATATTCTGCATCGCTGACATCCTCCTCATGAGCCGTGTTTCGCTCGTCCACATACACTTCATAGCGATCAAGATAGGTTGGTTCTGAACCGGAATAATATGTTGTCCGCTTTCTTGCACTCCCTTCACCACAACCGAAAATATATGCAAAATTCTTCTGAACGGAAGAATCCGCAGCGTAAGAGAAAGACAGCAGATTGTTATATGAATCCGAAAAGACAATATGCGGATTTGCAGATTGCAGAATACTTCTGTCCGTTCCCTCAAATAAATCGCATTTCAGCGTATTGCCGTCCATGCGGATATTAGCAGATCCGCCGATGGTTTCACAAATGGTATACAGCCATTCCATCAGATTATCATAGCTGACCTGTAATCTTGTTTTGCCCTGCCAGCATTCGCCGCTAACTGTCCCCATGGAAAGTCCCGGTATATTGCGGATTCCGGCAGAAATGGCATTTCGTGATAGCACACTCCGAACCATATTCTCGTATGTATCATTTGCCGAAAATGAAGGATAAATAATTCTTCGCTCCAGCAGGCAAGTGAGAAATCTGCCCGAAACAGTAAGGTAATCGCCGTCTTCTGCATTGGTTTCTATTTTTACGGATTCAATGATGCCAAAGTGCTCCTTATCATCATCTCTGCCAACAATTCTGCCCAATTGAAAAGTCTCCACATTCTGCGGATTGGCGGCAATGTACACTTCAAATGAACCGCACTGATAATATTCCACGTCCCACAAAAGAGAGGAAAAGCTGTCGCAGATTGCAACAAGGTCAATGGAAATTTGATTCTCTTCTGCTGTTAAACTGTAAATTTCTATCTGCATATCACACCCCCAAGTAAGCATTTCTGTGCATCAGTGTGACTTTCAGATTTTTCACACCTCGCACCGCTTGCACATGAAATGTATTTTTGCCCTCACGAAGAGAAAGCCATGTTGAACCGGATACCAGTCGGTTGATGATATTGCTGTCCACACCGTTACGGGTAAGGGTAACGGTTTTATTGCCAGTTTTCGTAGTGATTGTAATAACATCGCCTTTTAGAATATCGCCTTTGATTTGTAGGTATTCTCCGGTATCGGCATTATAGATAGTCGGGGTATATGCCGCAATTTCCGGCACGATTTCACTTGATGAAGCCTCTATCTGAATCGTGAATCCTGTTTCATCACCGTCATTCTGTATGATAATGTTGTCCGTTGTGCTGTAAACGCCCAGTGGAAAAGGAGCATCACTTTTCGGAAACGGAAAATGGAATGCTCCAGTCACTTGGCTATAGTAGGCATAGACTGCAGATGTGCTGTACCAGTATGGATCAGGACAGATAATGCTGATTTGTCCACTTGTGAGGGCATCGAAGTTGCTAATCTCACAGGTTTCCACGTAACCTTCTGTGTATACATCTATTCCGGCGGTCTTGTAGTAAACCTTGATATATCTGGACGGCTTGACCACACGATACAGCAGATGTCTGCGTTTTTCAATATCAATCCCACGCATCTGAAAGGAGATAACCACATTTCTTTTTTCGATAAAGGCATTGTTGAGATATGAGCCGTCCATACCTGCATAGGTGGAGGTGCTGATTGTTCCAGCCGGAGGGTTGAGTCCTTCTATTTTTGAGAACATAAACTCGTTTGCTGTTTTGGAGAGGTCAATCTGCTGACCTGCTTCGTTTTCGAGGTATATCGTGTAGAACAAAGTTTCACCTGCCTTTCATTGACAAAAAGAAAATAACATGATATAATACTTCAAAAATGAACTGTTCAAAATAGAAACTTTAGGAGGAGCATATGAATTTTAGTATTGAGATTCCAAGAAAAATTTCTATGGCATACAGTAAAGTGTGTAAACCTCTTTGTAAAGAGTTAGGTTTGTCACAGACCGCATTTGATATTATGATGTTTCTCGGAAACAATCCAAAATACAAAACAGCAAGAGATATTGTGGAAATACGGCACATCAAAGCCAATCTGGTATCGATAAATGTTGAACGTCTGGTTCAGGAAGGATACTTGATAAGACAAGCTGTAAAAGATGACAGACGTAAAACAGAACTACTGTGCACAGAAAAAGCCAAACCAATGATACGACGAGGTCAGCAGCTACAAAAAATGTTTTTTGAAAAGCTGTTTGCTCATATTGATGATAATATGCGTGAAGTCTTTGAGGAAGTCGTGCAGGTTATCAGTGAAAATTCAGATGAAATTTTGGAGGGAAAAGAATGATGGAAACGATATTGACTGTTCTGGTTACATTTTTTGCAGGTATGGGTGCAGGACTTGGAACAGGATTTGCAGGACTGAGTGCTGCAGCTGTCATCAGTCCGATGCTGATTACTTTTTTAGGCATTGATCCTTATATGGCAGTAGGCATTGCACTTTCTTCTGATGTATTGGCAAGTGCAGTTTCAGCTTATACTTATCATAAAAATAAAAATCTGGACATCAAAAACGGATTGATTATGATGGCAAGTGTACTTGTTTTTACGGTAGTCGGAAGCTATGCAGCAAGTCTTTTGCCGTCTGCAACAATGGGTGGTTTCTCTGTATTTATGACCTTCTTGTTGGGCATCAAATTCGTTGTACGTCCTGTGATGAATACCAAAGAATCCATGGCAGAAACATCAGCTAAAAAACGTGTCATACAGTCCATCATCTGTGGAATAATTATTGGTTTTATCTGTGGATTCATCGGTGCAGGCGGAGGAATGATGATGCTTTTGATTCTGACCAGCATCATGGGATATGAACTGAAAACAGCTGTAGGCACAAGTGTATTCATTATGACTTTTACTGCATTGACAGGAGCTTTATCTCATTTTACAATTGGCGGCACACCGGATATTCTGACTTGGGTATTGTGTATTGTGTTTACGTTGATTTGGGCACGTATTGCAGCGGTATTCGCAAATAAGGCGAAACCAAAAACATTAAACCGTGCTACCGGTGTTGTTCTTGTAGTGCTTGGCATTGTTATTATGGGATTTCAATTTCTGAATTAACTTTTCACATCTTCACTGCATTCCTCGTCAACCTATAAATCTCCAGCCGTGACAGTGCTTTAGGCGAGTTATTCGTCTGATTCACTGTCCGGCTGTTGTCGTTATTATAGTAGTTGTTAACCGTACCGCCGGAACTGCTATTCAGAGCCGCACCAGAAATACCATTCAAACTATAATTCAAATCAGAATCCATGGTTAGTTGCATTGCCTGAGCAACGCCACAGACCGCTTTTTCCACATACTTCTTGCTCTTGTTAATGCCCTCAGCTAATCCTTTCATAAAGTCCGGCATCCAGCTTTCGTAATCGGTCAGCGGACCTTTGTCCGGTACGGAAAAGTGCAGGAAATCACGAATGGTATCTGCCACACCAGTGACCGTATCTGCCAGATTGCTAATCATGCTCTTGATGCCGTCAATGATACCGCTGATAATGTCTGCACCCCAGTTCCATGCATCAGAAGCAAGCCCCTTGATCCAGTCAACCGCCGCCTGAAATCCGTCCTGAATGGCAGTTTTCACGCCGCTGACCTTTGTGGAAACAGCGCTTTTAATGCTGTCCCAGATGTTGGAGATCGTGGATTTGATGGTGTTCATGATGCTTGAAATCTTGCTGGAAATAGAATCCCAAACAGAAGAAACCACGCTTTTGATGCTGTTCAGAATGGGACTCAAAAAGCCATAAATCGCATTCCAGACCGAAGTTATCACAGACTGAATCACACCAAGTACTGTATCAATGACACTTTTAATGGCGTTCCAGATGGTAGTAAAAGTGTTTTTGATGCCTTCCAGAATTGGCGTCAGAAATGAAACGATTGCATTCCAGATAGCGGAAATCTTCTCCGAAATCCAGTCCATTACCATACCAATCAGAATCTGAATCGCCTGGAATATTGTCTCAAACAGGTATTTGAAAGCATCCAGAAGAGGTGCAATGGTTTCATAAATGCTGTTCCAGACAGTCATAATGGTGTTGTAAATGGTCTGGAATACTGTGGAAACCACTGTGTAAATGGCATTAAAAATATTGCTGAAAAAGGTGTAGATTCCAGTCCAGATGTTGACGAAAAAGTCTCGGATACCCGTAACAATTCCGGTAAAAAACGTGGAAATACTCGTCCAGATATTCACAAAGAAGTCCCTGATAGAAGTCCATACCTCGTCCCAGCTTGTGCCGAACCAACCCAGCACCACATCGGCAATGCCTTTCAGGGTGTTCATGATATTGGAAAATGTGTTTACAATAAAGTTCCAGATGGAAGTAAATATGCCTTTGACACCGTTCCACAGCTGATCCCAGTTGCCGGTAAACAGACCAATGAATACATCCAGCAGTCCGAGAATGATGCCGGATATCTCAGAAAAAATATTTGCAATGTTCTGAAATACTCCCTCAAACACAGGGGCAAGGAGATTACATAACGCATCCCATGCCGCTTTCAGCATATCGGTGAAACTTTCAAAGTTGAATCCAAGCGCATTGATGCGGTCGGTGATACCTTGCGTCAGACCGGAAAATGTACTTTTGATTTGTTCCCATATGCCGAGAATATTATTTTTGAAATTCTCATTCGTTTTCCATAGATGCATGAATGCCGCTACAAGAGCCGCAATTGCCGCAACCACGGCAAGAATTGTTCCGAGAGAAACGCCCAATGCACCAGTCACAGCGGTAATGCCGCCTTTGACCGCACCAATCGCAGCAGGTGCTTTTGACACCAGAGAAAGGACGCTGCCAATGCCGGAGATTGTTTTGCCAATAACGATGAGGAGAGGACCCAATGCCGCCGCCACCAGAGCAATTTTTACAATGGTCTCTTTGGTCTGTGGGTCTAACTGATTCAGCTTATCCACCAACCCTTGAATATGGGAAACAATCGAACGAATAGCAGGCATCAGAATATCCGAAAAAGAAATCGCCAATTCTTCCAGCTGAGATTTCAGAATGGTCAGCTGTCCGGCAAGGTTGTCCTGCATGGTTTCTGCCATGGAAAGGGACGTGCCGTCACAGTCAGAAATTGCACCGGATAGCTTTTCGATATCCGCAGGTGCAGCGTTCATGAGAGCAAGGAAACCGGACATTGCATTTTTGCCCACAAGAGCCTGTGCAGCAGATGCCTGTTCTGATTCAGAAAGTCCGGCAAAAGCGACTCTGCAATCAGCCAGAATATCGGAAAGTTCACGCATACTGCCATCTGCGTTGGTGGTTTGAATTTCAACTTCACCAATGGATTCACCGCAAAACTTTACTTCTCCGGCAAGTGCAGTCATAATAGAGCGCAGTGACGTTCCTGCTTGGGTGGATTTGATTCCGGCGTTCGCCATCAAACCAATAGCTTCTGCTGTATCCTCTACGGAGAAACCAAGAGAGCCTGCAACCGGAGCAGCGTACTTGAAGGTTTCGCCCATCATAGAAACATTGGTGTTAGCATTACTGGATGCTGCCGCTAACACATCAGCAAAGTGAGCACTGTCGGCAGCAGTTAAGCCGAAAGCAGTCAGTGCGTCAGTTACAATATCGGAAGTTGTAGCCAGATCTTCTCCCGAAGCGGCAGCAAGATTCATGACACCTTCGATGCCGGAAAGCATATCTTCTGTTTTCCAGCCTGCCATTGCCATATAATTCATGGCTTCGGCAGCTTCACTTGCGGAGAATTTTGTCTGGGAACCCATTTCACGGGCTTTATCTCGTAAGGCTTGCAGATCATCACCAGTCGCACCAGATACAGCGGCGACCTTGCTCATGGCAGCATCAAAGTCTGCTCCTGTTTTAACAGCAACAGTTCCCAGTGCAGTGATTCCGGCAGTCACGGGAAGCAGCTTTTCACCTGCATCGGAAATCTTGTCACCAACATTCTGCATCACTTCACCTGCCGCACCGAGTTTTGCAAAGACTGTATTTGTCTTGTCGGCTTCGTTTTGCAGGTTCCGCAGTTCTTGCTCTGTCTCAATGATTTCACGCTGGAGAGCGTCGTATTGTTCCTGTGAGATGTCACCGTTTGCAAGAGCGGTATTTGCCTGTTCTGCAGCAGTTTTCAGCGTTTCCAGTTTTTCTTTTGTGGAGGAAACCGCATCGGCTAACAGTTTCTGTTTCTGGGAGAGCAGTTCAGTATTGGACGGGTCAAGTTTCAGCAGCTTTTCTACGTCCCTCAGCTGTGTCTGGGTGTTTCGGATATTTTTGTTCACACCTTCCAGTGCTTTGGAAAGCTTGGTGGTGTCACCGTTGATCTCGACTGTGATACCCTTGATTCTGTTTGCCATGCGGTCACCTCCATTCTGCTAAAAACGGTCAAAATCATCCTGAGATGCAAGCGTATCATACTTGAAATCGTCATTTTCCCGTTCAGTAAACATATCATTCACGATTCCGATAGTGAGCATATCCAATTCACTAAGAGATAGTCCCAACTGTACACACCGCAGCAGAAAAAGCGGCGTTGTCATTTCTCTGTCAATCGGGCGATGTTTTTTTTAGATTCCACCTGTGTTTCGATGTTCAGTCCCCAAAGTTCTATCAGCTGTGGCAAAATCTCGTAAATACTGAAAGTGTTAAACTGCTCCAGCCAATCATCCGGAGAGGACGGAACATTGTCAGGATCAGCGTGTTTCGCCATAATATAGGCGATATTCTCAAAGACTTCAAGGCTCTCAATGTCCAGTCCGGAGTTATCCGCATCACCTTCGGATACAGATTTTTGCAGTGCCGCAAAATCCTTGTAAATATCTCTTCCGAATTTCAAACGATAAAGGCGAGGTACAGCAGCACTTGCCTTGAACGGTACTTCTATCCCGTCCACCAGAATATTTTTCTTGATTGCCATAGAATCACCCCTTACGATTTAGTTGTTGTCGTGGCCTTCACAGATGTATCTGGATTATACGGCATTTTGTACCAGTTGTTGTAGGTAGTTTCGTCTGTTTCTTCACAGGTTTTCGCCTTCACCAAGCCTGTCGGAAGTGCCGTTGCTGTGAGAGACAGTGTTTCTGTCTTAACCTCAGTAGAATCTTCCGTTGTCTGTCCTTCTGTTGCAGGACGGCTTGCACTGCAGCAGTAGAGGACATGACGAATCTTGTGCTTGTCACCGGAGAACTCAAACATCAGTGCAAACTGCGCAGGTTCTGCATCGTTCTGTTCTACAAGCACACCATGGTTATCCAGAATTTCACCAAGAATTTCTGTGGCAAATTCTGTGGTAACAAGTGCCACTTCGAGATCACCCTCATAACCGGAATTGTTATTGATGACGTAATACACCCCATTGTCGGCATAGAAATTTTCGTTGCCGCCGTTGGCATCAATAGACAATGAAACTGCACCAGGAAGGCTTACGGATTCGCCATATGCCGGTACCGTCTTGTTTCCATCAGAATCTTCGCCCCATTGGATAATCTTTGCCCAATGTACGTTGGACAAGCCAAATTTCACCTTGTTTCTTTTCTTTGCCATAAATCAAACCTCCGTTTCGTAAAGTACTTCATAAAGTCGTTCTGACTCAATCCATACCTCGGATTTGTTGTAAAAAATATGATGCTGTCTTAAAATTTCCTCCACACGCTCTTCCGTTTCCGGGGATTTTTCATCGGTGTACAGTTCGATATCCAGATGTTTGAAACTGTGATATGTCAAATTATCTGCGCTGAAAGTATTTTCTCCCGGGGAAAGGAAAAGCAGGAATGGAGGATTCGGACTTTCTCCCTCGGCAAAATGGTGATAGGCAAAAGGCAGTCCGACTTCCTGCATCATTTCGTTGATTTCTTCATAGGTCATGATAATGCCTTTCTGATAAAATTCTCCAGTAATTCCTCACCGTTCTGTTCAGCCGGAGCAATATGCGGTCTGGCAGCAACACGACCGCCGCCACGTTTGGCATGACCATGCTCCAGCAAATGTGCAAGCTGATAGCGGTTTTTGGAATGTACCGTCATTTCGAGTGAATGACTATTCTCACTGACTTTTTTCGTTGCCCAGCTTTTTGAATAAGCACCAGTGTCCTTTGGCGCATTGGAAGATATCTCTTTTCTAACTTCGGTTGCAGTCTTTCGGACAGCTTTTTTCATTTCTGTATCTGCAAGGTCTGCATATTCCTGCAATCCTTTCATGATCTCAGATGCCATATCGTCAACAGAAGTCATCGCAATCACCAGCCTTTCTTGTCCCTGCAACAATTTTCATATAGTCCAGTGATTTGTAATTCGGCAGAATGCCGTCTATGTTATAGGTCAATCCACGGAATAAAATCTTATGCGTTGTGGAATTGATACGCAATGTATCCGGTGTCTGCCGCACAGTAAATTCCAGAGAGCTGACCTCTTTTGTCACACCTGCATCTGTGGTTTCCGAAGATGATTTTACATTGACAGCAGCCCAGCAGGAGAATAATTCCTCCCACTGTGCCTTGTGGTTGCCGATGCTGTCAATTTTCGTGTTGTGCTCCAGAATGGTGATTCGCTGATTGAGATTTCCGATTTCCATCAGATTACCTCCTCACGCTGTGCAAAGAGAATAGAACGTAGAGATAAGGTAAGTTTTTTCATATCGGCTGTATTGCGGTTTTCATAAAGATAGCCAAGTGCGAACAACATAGCCGTCCGCACTGTATCTTCATTTTGTGCAAGCTCTTCTTCGTCAATTCTTCCTACGTCCATGCACAGCTTTTTCGCCGTCAAAAGTAAGTCCTGAATCAGCTTGTCATCCTCGCTGTGATCCACACGAAGATAGTTTTTTGCTTCTTGTAATGTTACCACCCACTCCAGCCCCTTTCTGCTATTATGCCTTTGTTGTGGAAGTGCCCTTGATAGTCAGTGTCTTTACAGCCTCCGGGAGGATGAGTCTGCCATCTACACGCTGACTTGCAATAAAACCGACCTGTCCGTTCATGGCAAAGACCTCATTCAGGCGCTTAAAGGTTCTGCCCTGACGGTCGCCAATCCAGTAGTACTTGAAATCACCGAATGCAATCGCCTTGCTGCCGGCTTCTAAAGTCGGAACATAGCTGGAAGTATAATACGGGCGATTGAGAATCATATCTGGTACACCTGCCTGTACAGATGGATTCCAGATATAGTTTCCGGTGTTGTCCTTCAGCTTGCGAAGTGCCTTGACCGTGGTGTCATTCATCACCCAGACGGCTTTCTTGCGGTATGGTGATTTTAACGAATAGAAGAGTTCCATGATGTCATCAAATGTAATTGCCGCACCGGAAGTAGTCACTCCGTCTTCTGCACCGCCAGCATCGGCAAAAATACCGGTCGGCTTACCTTTACCGTCACCTACAAAGAATGCCTCTTCTTCCTTTGCTCCCACACGTCTTGCAAACTCTTTTGCAATATACGAAGGCAAGTCAAAGGCAGAATCATTCAAGAGCTCTTCCGAAATCTTAATAGCAGTACCAACTTTGTAAGCAGAAAGAGATGCCTGTCCGAAAACGTCATCAGACAGAGAATAGGCTTCTTCCTCGTCCATCCACACTGCCTCGCCCTTGCTGGTCACGATTGGAATCTTACGGTCACCGGAAGATGTCTGAATCACTGTTGCCAGCTGACGGAAAATATTCTCTTCTTCCAGTGATTCGATTAACTTCTTTTCAAATTCATCCGGGCAGAGATAACCACCCTCCGAATCAGTGCCGATCTGCAAATCATTATGGACATCAATATAGTTGCGATTGCGGATATTGTTCCAGAATGCTTTATTGTAGCTGTCCGATGCAATGCCAGTCTTTTCTGACTGCTCTGTATGTGTTCCGGGTACAGACACCAGTGGCACAGATGTTGCAGCATTCATCTCACGGGCAAGCTTTTCCTGACGTTCCAGACGGTCGATTTCCTTTCCGTAAGCCACAATCTGTTGCTCCATGGCATCATAGGTCTTGCTGTCCTCTTCGGAAAGCAAACCGCTGTCGTTACGCTTGGAATCTAGAAATTCTCTTGCATCATCCCAAGCCTTCGCTCTCTTTTCTCTCAGTTCCTGAATGGTCATGTTCATTCCTCCAATCAATCTTTTAAAAGTGCCAGACGTTTGTCCAGCTGGTTAATGGGAACACCTTTCGGTGTAATAGCGGATATTTTCTGCATCAGTGATGCAGTGGTCTGAATTGGTGAATACAGCATAGACATCTGCTTTTCATCCGGATTGGATTCTTCTTTTTCGGGAACAGATGACTTTTTCCTGTCTTTATCATCAAATAGGATACCGTCAGCAAAACCTAGCTGCTGTGCTTTCTCTGCATTCAGCCATGTCTCATCATCCATTAGTTTTGATATCTTGTTTCGGCTCAGTCCTGTTTTTCGGGTATATGCGTTGATGATGCCTTCCTTGATTTCATCTAAAAGTGCAATTGCTTTTTCCATCTCTGCTTTATTCCCTGAAGCATAGGTCATAGGGTTATGAATCATCAGATAGCCTGTCGGACTAATCAGTGTTTCATCTCCTGCCATGGCTACAACAGATGCTGCTGATGCTGCAATACCGTCAATCTTTACTGTCACTTTGCTTTTATGATTTCGAAGCATGGTGTAGATTTGACTTGCAGAAATGCAATCGCCGCCCGGACTGTTCAGCCAGACAGTCAGATCTCCGCTGACTTTTGATAGCTCATCACGAAACAGAGCCGGAGTTATTTCATCACCCAGCCACGTTTCATCAGATATCGGTCCCTCAAAGTAAAGTTCCGTTTCCGAGGTATCTTCGTTCTTCACGAAGTTCCAGAATTTCTTCATTCGGTTTCTTCCTCCTTTATTGGTTTAGGATTTGCAAATGCACCAGCTTCAGAAAGTTTTGTAAAGCTGCCATTACACAAATAGAGATCTCCACCCTCTTCGGCAGGAATCATATTCATATCTTCCATTTCACGAATATCATTAGCGGACATCCAGCCGTTCTGACGTGCTGTTGCATATCCCTGCATTCTGCTTGCATAATCACCACGCAGAAGTCCGTCAACGTTGAATTTGATGAAATACTTGCCTTTCTCTGAATCTGAAAGGAGTGCTTTCATAAGTCCCTGTTCCCAGCGGACAATCCAGGGGTCAAGGCTGTATTTCACGAAATCAAGTGACAGGTGTTCCACGTTTGAAAATGTGGCATGGTCAAGGTCACCAATCATGTGGAGAGGTACACGATACAGCCTTGCAATTTCTTCAATCTGAAACTTTCTGGTTTCCAGGAACTGTGCCTCATTATTCGGAATTGCAATGGGAGTAAATTTCATGCCCTCTTCCAAGACTGCAACTTTATGAGCATTTCTTCCGCCGTAGGCTCTCTGCCATGCATCACGCACACGCTCGGGATTTTTGATAACTCCTGGGTGTTCAAGTACACCGCTTGGAGATGCACCATTTCCGAAGAATGACGCACCGTATTCCTCACAGGCAATAGAAATACCGATTGCATTTTTAGCAAGTGCAATCGGCGAATATCCAACCAATCCATCAAATCCAAGTCCGGGAATATGCAGAACTTCATCGGCATAGAGAACTATGTCACCTTGTTCTTTCATATTCGGATTGGCTTCATCGTAACGGCTGTAAATATATATCAAGCGGTTTTTATCGTCACGGTCAACCTTCATCTTGTCGGGCATCAATGGATACAGTCCGATAACATCACCTCTGCCGTTTCTGATAATCTGAGCATAGGCATTGCCGTAAATCAGCAGATGTGACATTAAGGTTTCCCTGAAAACAAATGATGTCATTTCAGGATTAGGCTGGTCGTGGAGCAAAAAGTAAAGCGGGTGCTGTGTCACTCGCTCTTTTCCTTTATCGTTGTATTTGTACACATGAAGCGGTAACTGTGCAATAGCCTCCGACAAAACTCTCACGCAGGCATAAACCGCAATGTGCTGCAAGGCTGTTCTGTCGGTTACACGTTTACCGCTGTTTGCTCGTCCGAAAAAATATGTGTAGGACGGGCTGTCATAACTGTTCTGTGGCTTATCTCTGGACTTGAAAAGTCCTGTGAAAATACCCATGAAAATCAACTCCTTTCTTGACTTTGTGTATATGGGTGTGGTATAATAATGTTAAACTAAATGTGGGGCAGTTGCTCTACAAATCGGAAATGGTTTTACACCCACCCCCAAATTTAAAAATCGAAGGGAGGACTTTTTCCGTCAGGAAAAAGGATACACTATGCGTGAAACAAAAGTATTCAGCAAAAACAGCACATATCAGAAATTTGAAGTGCTTAAGACTAACAGAAATAAAAGGTACAGATATAACGAGTTCTTAGTTGAGGGTGTCAGAAGCCTTAATGAAGCTGTAAAGAACAAATGGAATATAAAATCTTTTATTTATGACGGAAACAATTTATCCGGCTGGGCAAAGGAAATGATTGCAAATATTAAAACAGATGAGAATTTTTGTCTTACAGCTGAGCTTATGAATGACCTCAGCAATAAAGATGATACGTCTGAGTTAATGGCTATCATTGAAATGCGTGAGGACAAGCTTGAGAACGTGTCGCTTTCCGAAAATCCTTTTATAGTATTATTTGACAGACCGTCAAACAAAGGCAATCTCGGAACAATGATACGCTCTTGTGATGCACTCGGAGCAGATATGCTTATCATTACAGGACATTCCATAGACCTTTATGATCCTGATGTAGTTGTTTCTGCTATGGGTTCTTTTTTCAATATGCCCGTTATACGAATCGCTGATAATAACGATCTCTTTATGTATCTAAACAAATTGAAAGAACAGTATCCGAATTTCCTTACTGTCGGAACTACCGCTCACAAGCAAAATCCGATTTATTCAGCTGACCTTACAGTTCCTCTAATGCTAATGATGGGCAATGAAACTATGGGACTGAACAAAGCATATAAAGAATATTGCGACCTGCTTTGTACTATTCCAATGTCAGAAAAATCATACGCATCTTCGTTCAATGTAAGCTGTGCTGCTTCAATTCTGATGTACGAAATCACAAGGCAAAGGGGCATAAAGTAAATTCTATCAGTTTATTTTTGCAATGGAATATTCCCATTTGCCGAACTGATATCAACTACAAAATCAACATCTCCCTCGAATCATAAACAGACTCCTCAGAAACACATCCACAGCGGATTGCACGGTCAAGAGCCATAATCATGGCAACAGCGCCGTCAATTTTCTCTGTGGATTTTTCTTTGTCCGGCTTGATGTTTCCGGCTGGGTCACGGCGAATGAAAATATTATCCATCATCCAACGGAGAACTGGGTGTCCGTTATGAGCAAGTGCTTGTTCAAGGGTCAGTTTCATCAGTTCTTTTGTGGGCGGTGACATATCCTTGTATCCCTGCCCAAACTGAACCATTGTAAAACCAAGACCGTCAAGGTTCTGCGACATCTGCACAGCACCCCATCTGTCAAATGCTATTTCTTTTATGTTGAATTTCTGCCCCAGTTCATCAATGAAATTCTCAATAAATCCATAATGCACAACATTTCCCTCAGTGGTTTTCAGATAGCCTTGCCGTTCCCATACATCATAGGGAACGTGGTCACGTCTGACACGGAGTGGCAATGTTTCTTCCGGTAACCAGAAATACGGCAGAACGTAGTAATGTTCATCTTCTTCCGTTGGTGGAAACACCAAAACAAATGCTGTAATATCCGTAGTGGAGGAAAGGTCAAGACCCCCGTAGCAGACACGTCCTGCAAGGTCATCTTCATCAAACGCTATCTTGCATTTATCCCACTTCTCCATAGGCATCCAGCGGACTGCTTGCTTTACCCATTGATTGAGTCTAAGCTGTCGGAAAGCGTTTTCTTCTCCCGGAGTTTCTTTTGCAGAATTACACGCAGCCACAACCTTTTCCATTCCGATTGTTTTATCGAGTGATGGATTTGCTTTCTTCCATACCTTTGGGTCAGTCCAGTCCTCAGACTCATCTGCACCATAGATAACGGGATAAAAAGTCGGGTCATGTTTTCTGCCCTCAATAATATCCTTTGCCTTTTGGTGTACTTCATAGCAGATGCTGTTGGTGTCTGTTCCTGCCGTGGTGATAAGGAAATAAAGTGGCTGCATTCTGGCATCACCAGAACCCTTTGTCATTACATCAAACAGCTTTCTGTTAGGCTGGGTATGTAGTTCGTCAAACACAACTCCGTGAATGTTAAATCCGTGCTTTGAGTAAGCCTCAGCTGAAAGCACCTGATAAAAGCTGTTTGTGGGAATATACACGATTCGCTTTTGTGACGTCAGGATTTTGACTCGTTTATTCAGTGCGGGACACATTCTCACCATATCAGCGGCAACATCAAACACAATGGCAGCTTGCTGTCGGTCTGCGGCACAGCCGTAAACCTCGGCTCGTTCTTCACCGTCACCACAGGTAAGGAGAAGTGCAACGGCGGCGGCAAGTTCTGACTTGCCGTTCTTCTTTGGGATTTCAATGTACGCAGTATTAAACTGCCGGTAACCGTTCGGTTTCAGAATACCGAAAAGGTCACGGATAATCTGTTCCTGCCAGTCCAGAAGTTCAAATTTTTTTCCTGCCCATGTGCCTTTGGTATGACTAAGGCATTCGATAAAATTTACAGCGTAATCTGCTGATTTTTTATCGTACCTTGAATCTTCTGCCATGAATTCTGTCGGCTTGTATTTTACCACTCTATCACCACCTAACAAAAAAGACCTGCAAAAAGCAAGTCTGAATAATTTTAAGCCCCGTGGGGCAATTTTGTAATCGAGAACCTATTCCCATTGTAACCATGTTACCATACTAATTCAAGTATATCAAGCATAAACGGAGAAATATACTGCACAAACATTACAGCTGTATTTTGTGTACTATATTTCTTCGGTACGAGCCACACAGCCCCATTTCTGAGGCTGTGTTTTGAAAATGATGGTGGGCATTATCTGCCGATTTCGCATTCCCATTCAAATTCGCAGGCTGCTGCATATTCATCTTCGAAAAGGGCATCATCGTCGATGTAGTCCTCTTCGTATTCAATGCTGTCGATTTCTTCAAATGTCGTTCCGTTTTCCTCTGCATCTTCCTTTGCAAATTCTTCGGCGTTCTTTTCAATCCAGGCTTTGAACTCCTCATCGTCCATGTGGTCATCGTTTTCAATCTCAAGTTCGTATTCGTACTCGCTGTCCACCCAGGTGATGATTGCCTTTGTGATTTCGGTTCTTTCGTTCCAGTCTGTTCTCCAAGCCTTTGCTCTTGCCTTTGCGATTCCGTATGATACCATTTTAATTTCCTCCGTTTTTTTTCGCTTGGTTTCCCTTGCGTTGTGTACATATTACCGCATAGTGTGAATAATAGCAACCCGCTAAACTGCCAGAATATACAGCCATGAAACCGGCTCAGAATTGTGTATATTATGACATCAGAAACAAGCCGCCACGCTGCCGTTTGTGGGGCTTGTTTCTGCATTGGGTAAGTATTCGGAATCGTTAATTCTTGCCGCTGTGGGGCAACGTGGCGGCTGTCACTCCCTTATTACAATCGGCATCAAACCGTTAGGCGTAGGAACGAAAAGTTCAATGTTCCAGAAACGCTGTTTGTACTTTTCTATAAGTCCGGGAGAAAGATCTGTGAAATCCTCATCTCCAAGTCCTGCGATAATGAAGGTGCCTTTGATGACATCTCCTGTTTCCGGAAGAAGTCTGTTCCATTCTGTATCTGATTTCAGCTTTGATTCCTCATCGCAGATTATTGCGATTTCATCTTCAAAAGGGTAAATTGCCTCAATGTAACCGCCCACTGTTTTCTGCAGGGATTCAAGGCTATCATCAATGTCAGCAAGTCGTGGGTGCTTTCCCGGTTCAACAATAAGTATGTGCATGGCTTTTCCTTTCTGAGCCTGCGTGGGGCAGTTTCTTCTGCCCCCTTGGCTCCTCGGCTTTAGTTAATTCTGATTCGGATTGCGGGGTATTCTTTGCCCTTGCCCCAAATGTCCGGTCTGCTTACTTTGCAAAGTTCCTCGATGGTGCAGCCCTGGTTTGCGAGTTTGTGAAGGTTTTCAAGGAGTGCCGTGCTTGTTTCCGTAACCGCTATGGTTTCAACTCCTGCCTCTCTCATGGTCTTCACAAAATCACTCATGTCCGTTGTCCAGGGAAGTTCATTGCATTCAAATTCGCTGCTGTTGTGGTTAAGGTTGAATTCGTAAGTCCAGTAGGCTTCAAGTGTTCCTCGTCTCAGCTTGTTTGCATTGTTCTCGGCATTCTTTCTGAGATTTTCAAAGTATGTTTTAATCTGTTCGTTCATGGTGTTTTCCTCCGTTTTTTCGTTATTTTCGGTCGGTTTCCCGTTCCGTTGTGTAGTATATTACCGCATATCAAGGGGATAGTCAACGATATCTGCGATAATAAATGTAACAAACATAAAGCCGATTTCGGAGGTAATTATTGTGTATAATATGACGGCACAACAAAGCCGCCTATGTGGCTCGTGTGGGGCGATTTTTCAAAAGGAATAACTTTGCGGTGGTCTCCCTTAATGCCCACACAGCCAAACGTGGCGGCTTGTGTGCGATTATTCAGTTGTATTGCGATGAATGATGCTTACGATTTTGTCCTGTTCTTCTTTGGAAATCCCGATGCTTTCCAAAGCCTCTCTTGTTCCACAGTCAGGGCATATTAGCGTCTGGTTGTCGATTCTGGAAAGTGCAGGAACGCCATGATATTCTATGCCGCAATGCGGACAAACTCTTGTCACTTTTTCAGCCGTTTTCATTTCTTACACCCCTTTCGCTAATATCAAACGCAAGCCGCAGATGTTTCAAATCAAAACCAAAATCACGGTACCCCTGAACGCAAGTTCTCACATAGGCATGACTTGGAATTTCCAGCTTTCGCTCCTCATGCATGATGTACACAAAGGCAGTCAGCGTTTTTGTTTTGTCGGTTTTCCAGCATTTTACCGGCAGTTCCATTTCCGTTTTGTAATAGAAATTGGGGAAGCCCTCGTAGCGGTCAAGAGCCAGTTCATCTCGCTTTGAAACCGCCCAAACAGCAACCGGAACCATGCCACCCTTTTTCTTTTCAATGGTCAGGTAAGAACCAGTCTTACTGCCCTTGAATAATAATTGGTAATCGGGAATTTCTGCCGTTCCCACCACTTTGGCATCGGGGCAGCGAAACCGCATCTGCTGCACGTTTAGGTTGCTGCCGTAGGCAAGGTAAAATTTTGTCATCGTAATCAAATCCTTTCCGAAGGAAACATCCTTCTACCACCTTAAGCCACCCGCAGGTGGCAAGGGGGCAGGAGGATATCTCCTGCGGTTTAGTTTCTGCCGAATCGGAATGTGGCATCGCCGCTTAGGTTTCTGGTCAGAAAATCTCTTGCTGTGGCGAATTCTTCACCAACCAGTCCCAGGCGAATCAGCCAAGTCCGCATGGCGAACTTTGGGTTTTCGGTCTGCTGTGGTTTTGGACTTGCTGTTCTTAGTTCCTTTGCCATTTCGGAAAGGGCAAGACAAAGCTGAATGTAGCTTTTCAGCTGTCCGGCATGAAGTCCGTTTTTCCGCTCCGCCGTTGGCTTGTCAAACTGGAAAAGCCGGAATTCAATCGTGCCTTTTGTAAAGGTTGCGTGGAGGTTCAGCATATGGTATCGGCTGTCATTGTAATGGTGGTCTCTGCCGTAGTTTGCACCGTTTGCTGTGTACCAAAGGTCTGCAAGCTGTGCCATGGTTGCAGGCTTTTTCTTGTTTACCTTTTCGATGAATTCCGGACTTACCGTTCTGCAGTAGCGGTTCATTCTGCCCTGATCGATTTTCAGGGCATCAGCAATCAGTTTTTCGTGGCTTGCCATGATGTTTGCAAGGTTGCGGAGTGTCTGCGGTGTGTGGCCGTTTGCACCGATGTGAATGTGAACCCCAGCCCCAATTCCTGCGTGGCTGACTGCTCCGGCTTTTCTCAGTCGGCGAACAAGTTCCTGCAAGGTTTCAATATCCTCGTAGTGAAGAATCGGTGTAACCAGTTCGCACTTTTCGCTGTCGGGACCTGCAATGGAAACGTCTCTTTGAAATTTCCATTCTCTGCCCTGTGCATCCCATGCTGACCAGGTGCAGTAGCCGTTTCTGTTTGCTGTGTTTTCGTAGCGGCGTGTTCCGAAGAAGTCAGCGGCAATTTTTGCGGCCCGGTCTCTTGTAATGTGGTTCATCTCAATTTCCACGCCTATGGTCTGGTTTTTCAGGTTTTCGATCTGCTTTCTTGTCTTTTCGTTCATGGTATTTTCCTCCGTATTTCTGGGCTTTTTGCCCTTTCGTTGTGTTACATATTAACTCTAAACGGAGGATATAGCAATACGATTACTACACAATCTTTTTGGCTGTATTTCGGCGAAAGATTGTGTAAGATACACCCTTGATAAGGTTGCTATTCTATGGTAAAATACAGTACGATGGAATAGGTGCTCGCTTATTTTGAAGCCCCCAAAACCACCCTGAAACTATCCACTTCGGGAATCAAAGCGAGGGAAGAACCGTTTTCCCATTTCATGTGAACACTGCCAGCGTCATCAATATGAGTCACTTCACCGACTGTTCCGGGCAAAATCGGATAGGTTTCATCACGCATAGAAATCAACTGTATTTTTGTTCCTGCAGGGTAGGCTTTTCGCAGCTGTTCCAGATACGCTTTATTCGGAAATTTCATCTGAATCACCCACCTTTCTAAATGCTGAACTGCCTGAAAGATTTCTGAGAAGTACCTTTCTTGCTGCTTTGTATTCTGCTCCAATCATGCCAAGGCGAAGAAGATAGCATCGCATGGCATATTTAGGATTGTCGCTGGTGTCAGGCTTGTTGTTGATACGGCTTTGATTCTTCGCAAATTCACAAAGCATGGAAATGAAAATGCAGTAGGCGCTTGTATCATCGCACTCCTCCACAGTAAACCATGGAAAGCAAACCTTGTCTTCTTCTACAAGGATTTCAAGATTGTCTGTTTTGAATGCCGCCTTGAAAAGTTCACCCTTGTTTTCTACAATTCTTCTGAGTCTGTCAATGGTTGCATCATCAACCAGTTCCAACGGCATCTCTACCGTCAGACCGTTTTCTTCTTCATCAAGTGGAACATCGTAGCCTTTGCTGACTAGTTCATCTACCAGATGCCGGATTTCCTTGCTGTCGGCTGAATAGCTGATTTCAAGATTACCCTCCTTAGTGACTGTGTAATCTCTGCCGATTTTGTATGCACAGGTCGGCATATACTGATATTCGGCAGGGACACCGATAATTTCGCTGACTGCTTTGACCAGTTCTTTGCGTTCATTTCCTGTAAGATGTAATTCAATCATCATGTGTTTGACCTCCTTTTCGGTAGTACACATGATAACTCTAAATGGCACAGATATCAAGTGTGGGATATGTAGAATTATTTTCCTTCATTTTGTGCATAATAGGCGATTCCGGCAAGGACAAACCATGCGTTGCAGGCTGCGATGCCGTTGCCCCACATTTTGTAGGCAGCACTATCGGAATACGGGTCTTTCAGCCACTTTTCAGTCTGCTTACGAGATTTCGGCTTACATTCTTTTCCGATAGCTTTATTGTAGGTTTCAAAAACATTCTGCCACCAGTCAATTTCAGCCTCAGTGGGATTTTCCGTTCCCAGGTCATCACACCACCATGTCGGCATACCCTGGAGCAATGCACATTCCTGCGGTGTCAGTCTTCTTACGATATATTCGATCTCAGGAGTGCTGTCATTTACAAGCGGCGGATCTTTGTAATCCGATGCCACAAGAGTGTTTGCTTTTTCCTTTTCAGCAGCAGTAAAGAATGATGCCTTTGAAGAACTGTAGACAGGGTGAGCAATTCCGCCTGCACCCGATGCTACAAGTGTTGGTGAAGTTTCTTCTTCAATCTGAAAACTGAATCGTGCATTATAACCCTGATTCATTGCAGGTCTGCCAATGCCGTAGGAAACTGCATGGTTTTCAGTGCAATTGAGAGTGTACATTGTTTGGGATTCCTTATATCCGTCACCATGATGTGAAGGACGTGAGCCGTTGCCCTCAATTACAACCATACCGCCTTGGTTTTTGCAGGGTGACTGGTTGCTTGTATCTATGGTTCTTGCTGTATCTGCTTCATAAAATCCGCTGTTTGGATTATCGGACATCATGGAATTGCTGTGCTTGGAGCAAATTCCATAAGCCTTGGGAACGAAAAGCGTCTGGTCATTATTGCAGGATAGCGTTGCAGATTTATTTTCCTGAATCAATGCACCTTTACCGCCAGAACCGCCACCACAGCGAATTTTCAAAGTAGCCGGAACAACACCTGCCCGAAGTGTAGGTGCTTTTTCATTTTCATAACCGATGCCATGTGCATTTGCTGAATGCTCGGTGCAGAATCCTGCGGATTCCACCACGAAAGGCCGATTGTTTCCGCCTGTACCGTAGGTTGCAGATACAGTCTGTGCGACTTCAAGAGGTCCTGTATATCTTGTAGCCTGCGAATGGTTTTCAAACATTAACCCTGAGCCTGTTTCCTCAGAGCAATCTCCAAAACTTCGGGCAGTTTCTTGCCACGTTCGGAAGCTCTCCGCAGAATACCCAGACACGCCCTCTGACTCAAATAGTATTTTCGAGGCACTTGTGCCTGTAAAATCTGCGACAAGGTAGATACGCATTCTTCGTTGGGGTACACCCCAGTATTGAGCATCGAATGTTCTCCAGGCAACAGAGAAACCATTTCCCACAATTTCTCCCGCCTTTGTCCACTTTGCAGGTTTAGGGACAGAAATGTCCGGGTCTTTGACCTTACAGAGTTCTTCGAGGACGCATCGGAAGTCCTCACCGGCGTTGGAGGAGAAAGCTCCTGCGACATTTTCCCAGACTGCAAATCTTGGATATTTGCCATTTGTAGCACACCTCATTTCCTTTATGATTCTGACTGCCTGAAAGAAAAGTCCTGAACGCTCTGCATTCAGCCCGGCTCTTTTGCCTGCAACCGAGAGGTCAGTACATGGTGAGCCGAATGTTATGATATCAACGGGTTCAATTTCAGTACCGTTGATTTTGTTGATGTCACCGAGATGCTTTACAAATGGCAGTCGCTTTGTAGTAACAGCAATCGGAAAAGGTTCTATTTCGCTGCTCCACTTTGGCACAATGCCTGAGAGCATTCCCATCATCGGGAACGTTCCTGAACCGTCAAAAAGGCTGCCGAGTGTAAGTGGTTTATTCATCTGATACAGTCACATCCTTGTATTCGATTCTTTCTCCATTGCGTATCAAATACACATCATCAGCATTGCCCTCATGAAGTTTTATGTATCTTTCAACGGCAACATCAACGAACTTAGGTTCAAGTTCAACTCCAAAGCATACACGATTCAACTGGTCACAGGCAATAAGAGTAGAAGCACTTCCCAGGAACCCGTCCAGCACCATTCCGTTTGTCTGTGTACACTGGGAAATCAGATAGGCGATCAGCGGCACCGGCTTACTGGACGGATGTCCGCAGCCGTCCTCTTTGCTGTTTTTGATGCGGTCAAATTCAAACACAGTTTTCTGTTTCTGGTCGCCGTACCAGATATGCTTTCCGTCTTTTCTCCAGCCCCAGATAATTGGTTCATGGATATACTTCCAGTCGGTTCTGGTAAGAACAAGACGGTCTTTCTTCCATACAAGACCTGCACCCACCTTGAAACCTGCATCCTCATAAGCATCATGGAATACACGAGCCTTGGAAGTTGCATAAAACACATAGATACTTGCATCTTTTGCCATTGCATCTTTGAATCTTTCAAATGCAGATTTCAGGAACTCATAGCCTTTTTCATCATCAAGGTCATCGTTTTTGATTTTACCCGATGTGCTTTCCAGGTTTACAAGATACGGTGGGTCCGTGCAGACAAGATTTACCTTTGTATCACCAAGAAGTGCCGCATAGGTTTCAGGCAGCGTGGAATCACCGCAGATAACTGTGTGCTTTCCAAGATGCCAGATGTCACCGGGTTTTGATTTGCAAGGCTTTTCAAGTTCTGCATCCACATCGAAATCATCTTCTTTGGCTTCATCGCTGTCAATTGCAAAGAGATCAGCAATTTCAGATTCATCAAATCCGGTAAGACCGAGGTCAAAGCCGAGATTCTGGAGTTCTTCCATTTCAACAGCAAGTAACTCATCGTCCCAACCTGCGTCCATTGCCATTCTGTTGTCAGCCAGAATATACGCTTTCTTTTGTGCCTCTGTGAGATGGTCGGCATATACACAAGGAACTTCTGTGATGCCTTCTTCTTTTGCCGCCATGACACGTCCATGACCGCAGAGAATATTATTTTCTCGGTCGATAATAACAGGATTTACAAATCCGAACTCACGCAGAGATGAGCGAAGTTTCAGAATCTGTTCCTTGTTATGAGTTCTTGCATTGTTGGCATATGGAATCAGCTTGTCTGTTGCAATCAGCTGTAATTCTGTAGTCGTATTCATGCTCCGTTTCTCCTTTTCAAAACTTTCTGTAAGCCTTTTCTGGCATCCATGACCTTTCCGCTTGCTGCCTGACCTTTCAGGGTACGGTACTGTTGTTTCGTCATTTTCTGGCGGTTAGCTTTCAGGTCTCGCCAGAACTGAGTGTCTGCTTTCATGTAAATCTCACTTTCTGCTGCGGAGCAGCTTTTCCATCATATCTTCATTCGGGTTGCCCTGGAACTCCACGGAGCAGTTTTCTCTCACAATCTGAAAAATCTGATTCCAGATTTGGTTTGCCTGTTTCATATAGTTCTGCGACATAGCCACATAGGGCGATGCAATTGCAGCACCTGTCGTAGGGTGCTTGGAAATATATCCGTACTTGGTGACGATTTGCTCGCAGTGTATCCAACGTGAAATGCTCATTGCATACTGTTCCACCAGCTGACGGCTGACAATTTTCTCACAGGAGCGTTCTTTCAGCCACTGATAAGTTTCGGTATACACCTCATCAGCAAGAAGTTTTGTACCATCACGCTGTAATTCCTGCATGAATTCTCTCACAGGAGGAACGTCAACTGAATCGATTTCAGCCGGCTGCATCATGACTTCCGCAGTTTTTCCTTCAGCAATCTTCTCGGTCAGAGCCTTTCTTGGTCTACCAGCACCAGGTCTTGCACCGCCACGGTTTGTACCGTCTTTTGCCATGATGTCACCGCCTTTCTGAAATCAAAGAAATTCAAACAAAATCGTAAAAATAAGCATAAAAAATGCCGACTGCAAAAGTCGGCAAATGTAGTTGATATCGGTATTTTTCGTTACTTTTAAGACCCAGGGGGCAATACGCCCTTTGAATACCCGTTTTTGTGCGTGAGAGGGGGCGCCGGTCTTTAGAATGTTCACATTTAGAGGTTTTTATCCCCCGGGGTCAGTATGTGTACTCCGGATTGTTATCTTCCGTCCAGGTTTTCCTGTCATGGCATGATTTGCAGAGTGCCTGCCAGTTGGATTCATTCCAGAATAAATTCTTATCACCACGGTGTGGAATGATATGGTCAACAACTGTTGCAGGAACGTATCTGCCCTGTGCCTGACACTTTACGCACAGCTGATGCTTCCGCAGGTATGCTTTGCTGACTCTCTGCCACTTGCTGCCATAACCACGCTTGGCGGCTGATGGCCTGTCAGGGTGCAATGACTTGTGTTCAGAACAGTATCTTTCTTCAGTTAATTTCGGACATCCAGGGTGACCGCAGGGGTGCTTTGCTTTTCTTGGCATAGGTTCACCTCTTCGATTGCATAAGAAAAGCCCTCACAGGATTGCTCCCATGAAAGCTGTCCTCATTCTTTTTCGCTATTATAATAATACCACAGATCAGGTGTGACATTCTGTGACAAAGTGTGCTAACTTTCAATCCGGGACTAAAAAATTTTGAAGTGCCGACCCATGTATGCGATGCACTGTTCTAACCGACACATAAAGCATCTGGGCGATTTCTTCCCAACTAAAGCCTTCAAGATACCGGTAGCGGAGAACTAACTGTTCATCACGATTGTTCATATTATCGATTGCCATATTGATTTCACCTTTGATTTTTACCAGATAGGAAACCTTATCTGCCACATCATGCTGTATCTCGTCAATCTTTTCGATACATTTGGCAAAAGGTGCTTCGGTAGAGCGATTTGAGTTGTAGTGTTCTTCAAAGCTACTACTTGAAACGTTGCTGGATAAATCTCTCCAATAGTCAATTTCACGTAGTCGGCAATGAATAAGTGCATCCAGGTGTCTTGCCTGGTTTAAGTATTCCTTAGCCGTCATGTGTTCACCTCCTCACGGAGAGAGCGAATCAGCATCTCTCCATCCACGCTTGTCAGTGCCGAATACCACTGCGAACGAAAGAAACGCTCGACTTCTGCCTTATCATATCGTGCGCTTCTGTTGTTTGGATTCATTGCCAGACAATTCAATGTTGTCCGATAATCCTTCACTGCCTGCAGGATAATTGCATTTGCCAGGTTCTCATAATTTGTTATGCTGTGATTCTTACACATATATTCCACCTCCGAAAAAATAGATTTCCTCGGATTGACTCTCATTGACTCTGATTTACAATTCTGCCTTCACTGCTTCGATAAGTGCTGACTGTGTGCTGTCCTTATCGGTTAAGGCTTTCATAATTCGCTCATCAATCGTACCCTTGGTTACGATGTGAATGACCGATACCGTTTCTGCTTTCTGCCCCTGGCGGAACAGCCTGTCCACAGTCTGGATATACAGTTCCAGGCTCCATGTCAGTCCAAACCAGACAATGATATTTCCACCCTGCTGCAGATTCAGACCATGTCCGGCAGATGCTGGGTGAATCAGACCTACAGCAATCTTTCCGTCATTCCAATTCCGGATGCTGGCATCCGTAGAAATACAAGCATAGCTGGTTTTCAACTTTTGCAGCCGCTTATCAATACGCTCCAGATCATGCTTGTACCAGTAAGCCACCAACACTGGTCTGCCATTTGCCGATTCGATGATATCTTCCAACGCATCTAGTTTCTTGTCATGAATGCTGATTACTTCTCCGTCATCGGAATACACCGCACCGTTCGCCATCTGCACCAGTTTCCCGGAAAGTGCTGCTGCATTGGCGGCAGTGATTTCGCCGCCTTCGGTCAGTGGAAGAATCAAGTCCTTTTTCAGCGACTCGTACTTTTCTTTTTCTGCCTCATCCAGTGTGACTGTGTATTCTGAGTTCACCAATTCCGGCATCTGCAATAAGTCGGTGGATTTCATGGAAATCGTAATATCCGATATTTTGCGGTATATTTCTTCCTCTGCACCCGGCAGTAGCTTATATGAATACACGATGTTCCCATTGCACCTGTCCGGCTTGAAATAAGAACTTCGATACTGACCGATAAATCTGCCCAACCGTTCACCCATATCAAGGCATCGGAATTCTGCGAACAGATCCATCAATCCGTTACTGGAAGGTGTACCAGTAAGGCCGATTACCCGCTTCAGTCTTGGCCTGACTTTCATAAATGATTTAAACCTCTTTGACTGCCAGTTCTTAAAAGAAGAAAGCTCATCCAGCACGCACATATCAAAATCGAAGGGCAGACCACTCTCATCAATCAGCCATGACAGGTTTTCACGATTGATGATGTATATATCAGCATCTGCTTGTAGTGCTGCGATGCGTTCTTCCTGTGTGCCGACCGCCACTGCATATTTCAGGTCAGAAAGATGATCCCATTTCTGTATCTCGTCCGGCCATGAGACCTTTGCAACACGGATCGGTGCTACAATCAGTACCTTCCGTACATCAAAGCTATCATGCAGCATATCGTCAATGGCCGTGAGTGCAATACTGGTTTTACCAAGTCCACAGCCGAGTAATATTGCGGCTACAGGGTGAGTTTTGATATATTCTATAGCATATTTCTGATACTCATGTGGATTGAATTTCATCAAGAATCCCTCCAATCTGCTCCGGGGTATCAAGGACATAAACCCTAAAGCCTAAATTTTCTATTAACCTGTGTCTGGAAAGCTGCAGCGGTCTCGGTTTTTCTCCTGGAGCTTTTACCTCCACCATGCCAAACTTCCTGTTCGGTAGAAATACCAATCGGTCGGGCATTCCATCAAAGCCCTGGCACACCCACTTAGGGCAAATGCCTCCGCGCTTTTTTACTTCCATCACTAACTGCTTTTCTATATATTTTTCTTGCAAGGCTGACTCCTTTCATCAGTGGGATAATTTATAGGCGGTGTCGCTCGTGTATCTCTATCCTTAAACCCTCTATATAGAATATTTTTTATTTTCATATAGAACTTTTATATAGAGAGATACACGAGTGACACCTTTTAAGTTGCTCCACTTTTCAGAAATGACTGTCCCGACTGTCACCACAATATGTTAACCGCCGCAATATACAGCGAAAAATATAAAATTCTATATTTTGAGTGTCGTGACTGTCACCGTTTACTCCAAGAAGTCCTGTCCGTCCTTCAGCTTTAAGCCAACAATGACACGACCGCTTTTCTTTCTGTAACGGAAAAATCCGGCTTTCTCCAGACTTCCATAAAAATCAGAAGTGCTTCTGACAAACTCACCGCACTGAATGCACGACACCCTGTACTGCTGATACAGCTCCCCGGACTTCTCCGAATAAGAAGGATCGACGTCACAGTGTTCCTCAATAAACTGTCCCAGCCAGTCGTTGTTCTCCCGATACTCGTTAATTGCATCAACCACCACCTGCGGCTCAGTGAACTTAAATCCCTTATTGATGGCAAGCTCCGCACCCTCGATAATCCATTTCATAATGGCAGAACCTGCGTGTTCAAAAAGGTAATCGGAGAAATTCTTGATATCCGACTTACCTGTGATTTTTGCATTAAAGGGAATGACAATCAGTCTGCGCCAAGTTCCGTCATCATTGGCAGATACCTTCGGCAGATGGTTGGTGTACAGCACCAGCGTATGAGACGGGTCGAAATGGAACGGGTCCTTATACTTCTTCTCCGCTTCTATAGGGTCAACGCTGCAGAGCTGCTTTACCATACCAGTGTTCAGGCGTGTGCCTTCTTCCAGCTCCGATGCAATGATGAGCCGCTTGCCTTTCAGCTCTGCCATCTCAGGCTTTACATTGCGCTTGCAGTTCATGGTCAGTGCCTCAGCAGAGATTTTGCCGGAGTAGTTTCCAAGCACACGAGCAATAGTGTTCCAGAAGGTGGACTTGCCGTTGGCACCGCCACCGTAAGCAATGATCATATGCTCCGCATACACCTTGCCGACTGCTGCCATACCTACGATTTCCTGCACATAGGAAATCAACGCCTTGTCCTTGCAGAAAAAAGTATCCAGAGTGTCCAGCCAAAGCTGCATCCCCTCATCTCCCGGTGAGCAATTCGTCACCTTGGTAATGAGATCATCCGGGTCATGCGGGTGTCCGCCTGCCATACCTTTGGTGAGATCATAGGTCTGCTCCGGTGTATTCAGCAACTCTGCATCATAGTCCAACTCCGAAACATCAATTGCCAGCATCGGCTTTGCAGCATTCTGCGTATTCACGATGTTTTTGTAGTTGCGGTATTTCATGACGAACTTATGGTAGGTCTGCGCACCGATCAGAGCATACAGCAGTCCCATCTTTGCAGCAGGCACAGCCTTTTCCAGCGTCTTGCCACCTGTGCGGACAGATTCTTCCGGCACTCCGGCTACAATCAGTGCCTCCTCTGCGCTTTTGATGGCTTCATTCGCATCGGCAAGCTGAATATCCAGAAAATTCTCCGTAATACCGAGTGCCTTCTGCGTATCCTCATGCCAGCGGTCACCGCAGTAAGTAAGAAACCCCGTAGCATTGGTGAAACGCAGGCAGTCCATGTTCTCTCTCGACAGTACCTTTGCCTCGCCAATATCGGAATAGTCCTCCGGCTTCAGACTACCGGCACCGAATTCATCGTTGAACTTATCCGGCGGGATATATCCGTCCTGTGCCTGAACCTTAGTGGCAAACTTCACAGCACTCTTCCAGATGGTATCAAGCTCCGTCTTGGACAGCGGCGGCTCACATTTCTCAGCACGTTCCATATACAGCTGATGCGCCTTGTCCGTAATGCCGAACTTCTTTAATACACGCCCGGCAAAATGCGACATCGTATTGTTGCGGCTGCCCTCGGTGATAGAACCTCCCATATAGATTGGCATAGCGGCATCTTCCTGCTCCAGCATATCGGTTTCGTCCAGGTCTTCATCAATCTGAAGAAAACCGTCATGCCACACCACATCGTCCTCTGTACATTTACTCCCGAAAAAGAACCGGGCGGCATCGACTGCATTGTCATCAAAGAACGCATACTTTTTCTGAATCGCACTCTTGACCGCCGCATACAGTGTCGGATCGGTGTAGTCTGCTACCGGGAACAGCACATGATATTTCGGACGAGCTGCCTTGCCGTTCTTTTCTTTCATATGATTGCGGCTCGGAATCAGCACAAACTGCATATCCTCGAAGATTTCCGTGAGCTTGTCCGCTGTCAGCCATTCCTCCGGCTTTTCAGAGTGATCGTTATCACAATCAAGCGGGATAACTGATGCCGAAATAAAGTTTTCGGTACTGCGGTAGTTGTCCTTGTACCTTGCAAACACCTGATCCTGAGCGATAGCCTCGACCATTTCTTTCTGATTGGTGATCTTCTTTTCGTGCGGATACAGGCAGTTCGCCGCTTTGCCGGTGCAATCCGCAGTGTATAAAATCAGTTCCATTTAATCTGCCTCCTCGCAGTTTTCCGTAAAATAACGGATTTTCATGTTTTTTCGTTTTGCCTTGGCAATCTCGGCACTCATGCCTTCCGTGACCAGTTCACCGAACACCCATAGCTCCTCGCATTTGCCAAGCAGCACCATGTCCATAAAAAGAGCAAGCTCCCGTTCCGCATCGTCACTCATAAACTGTGGAAACAACAAATGCGGAGCAATCGGTATCGCTTTGCTGTCTACGGCATATCTGCTATATTTTTTTGCTCTTTCTATATTCCCGGATATATCCCCGGAAAATGGGCTGCATATATACACAAGCGGTCGATACCTCGCAGCTTTTTCCTCTCGCTCGACTTTTGAGAGTGCCTCATAGGTCGTTGGGTCATAATAGCCCTCGCTGTTAAACTTACTTATAGTCATCGAATCCCTCCTTTCCGATTAGTAGGGATAGACTTCTCCCTCTGGCAGTTATGTATTGCGATTCTGCCTTTTTCCGTTTTGTGAGCCACGTCTATATAAAAATTTCCGCTATATTTTTTCCTATATAAAAGGAAGTCCCGTCCGCAGGTCGTGTGCCTGTGAACGGGACTTTTTCTGTAAAACGGAAAACTGGCGAACTTTAATACATATCTGCTGTCGAGGGAAGAACGAAAAATATTTTTCAGGAATCTACTCACAAAACGGAAAAACAGCTTTCCCAAATACATAGCTGTCAGAAAGGGATAAGCCTTTCGGAAACGGAGGTGCTGCAAAATGCAGGATGCGATACGAGAACGCACACAGCCGCTTGAGCCTGACGCAGTTGATGATGAACTCATTGATGTTCTTATCACCATCAGCGTGGTAGCCAAGAGACTGGCAGAAAAACTGAAAACCAAAGCAGAAAACGACAAGGAGTAATGGCCATGAGTAAAATGAGCGAACTGTCGTTGGTACTTGATGAACTGATTACCTGCGGCGAAAACATGATCAAGGCAGCAAATACCCTGAAAGAAATCTTTTCTTCTACTACAGAAGAAACCACAGCTGCTCCGGCGGTAAAGACGGACAAGCCTGCTGAACCAGTAGCCGAACCGCCAGTGAAAACCTATGAATTCACAGATGTCCGAAAGGCATTCTCGGCAAAATCCCATGACGGATACACCGAACAGGTCAAGGCTCTTATCACCAAATATGGGGCAAGCAAACTCAGCGACATCAAAAAGGAAGATTATCCCGCACTGATGTCTGACCTGGAGGTGATCGGATGCCACAGCACGCACGATTAAACTCCTCGGCAAGTCATCGGTGGTTAAACTGTCCGCCCAGCGTTCTGCTGAGCGAAAAGTACCCCGATCAGACAAGTCCATATGCAAGGCAGGGTACGGATGCACATACCCTGTGTGCCTACCTTGTAGAAAAGGCACTGGGCAGGGATTCTCCCGACCCGACAGAGGACCTCGATTACTACGATCAGGAAATGCAGGATTGTGCCGAAGGATATGCCGCTTTTGTTATGGAAGAGTACGGCAAAATTAAGCAGACCTGCTCCGATGCAGATGTTCTCATCGAGCAGAGAGTCAGCTTCGCCCAATGGGTGCCGGAGGGCTTTGGTACAGCCGACTGCATTATCCTTGCAGATGGCGTAGCAGAGGTTATTGATTACAAACATGGTCTGGGCATTCTGGTGAGTGCCGAAACCGAGAAATTCGGCGGCAACCCACAGCTGATGTGTTACTGCCTTGGTGTTATCCAGATGTTTGACGGCATCTATGACATTGACACCGTAAAGATGGCAATTTATCAGCCGCGCCGGGATAACATCAGCATCCACACCATGACCAAGGCGGAGCTTCTCCGCTGGGCAGATGAGGTGCTTGCACCCACTGCACAACTTGCCTTAAAGGGCGAGGGTGAATTCAAAGCCGGAAGTCACTGTCAGTTCTGCAAGGCAAAAGCCACCTGCCGCAAGCGTGCCGAATACAATATGGAACTTGCGAAATATGACTTTGCGATGCCTGCAGAACTGGAGAACTACGAAATCGATGCCATCCTTATGAGAATCGACCAGTTTACTTCCTGGGCGGCCGATGTAAAGGAATACGCATTAAACCAGGCTCTGCTTGGTACGGACTACGGTCACTTTAAGGTGGTCGAAGGCCGCAGCAATCGAAAATACACCAATGACGATGATGTAGCATCGGCAGTCCAAAAAGCCGGATATGACCCATATGAGAAAAAGCTCCTGGGCATTACGGCAATGACCTCACTTCTCGGCAAGAAGAAGTTTGAGGAGCTGCTTGGCAGTCTTACTTATAAGCCACCGGGCAAACCAACCTTAGTTTCTAAGACGGACAAGCGTCCGCCAATGAAGAATACAGCAGAAAATGATTTCAAAGAGTAAAGGAGACCACTATTATGAAAACTTTCACTAACCCTACTAAAGTCGTAACCGGCATCTGCACCTTCAGCTATCTTAACTGCTGGGACCCGAAGTCGATTAACGGCGGCACCCCCAAGTTCAGCGTTTCGCTGATTATCCCTAAGAGCGATACCAAGACCATCGAAAAGATCAAGGCGGCAATCCAGGCAGCCTACGAGGAAGGTCAGGCAAAGCTGAAGGGCAACGGCAAGAGCGTGCCTGCTCTCTCCGTCCTCAAGACTCCACTTCGTGACGGCGATGCAGAGCGCCCCGATGATGAGGTCTACAGAAACAGCTACTTCATCAATGCCAACTCCGCTACTGCTCCCGGCATCGTAGATGCTGACCGCAACCAGATTATTGACCGTTCGGAGATGTATTCCGGTGTCAAGGGTCGTGCTTCCATCAACCTCTACGCATTCAACTCCAACGGCAACAAGGGCATCGCCTGCGGTCTGAACAATCTCCAGAAGATTGCGGACGGCACTCCTCTTGGCGGCAAGTCCCGCGCAGAAGATGACTTTGCAACTGCGGACGATGAGGATTTCCTCAACTAACATGACAACCACCGTGGGCGGCGGTGATGCCGCCCACATCTTTTTAAGGAGACAATCATATGGAACAGATTTTCAGCTACGAATTTGCCAAGTACACACTTGTGATGGCAGCATATATCTTCCTGTTAGTTGCAGGCTGCAGCTGGTATGTATACTGCATCACTGAAATCGTGGTATTTGCAGTTAAGGGCGTAAAGAAGCTCTTCGGCAAATTTAAGTCCTGGCGAAACAGGAATAAAGCAGACAACAACTAAACAAACAGGGCGGCAGCCAAAAACGCTGCTGCCCTTATTCTATTAGACTGGAGGCAACCATGAGAGAAAAAATACAATCCCTGAGCATTGACCTTGAGACCTACAGCAGTGTGGATTTGAAGAAGTCCGGAGTATACCCCTATGCGGAAAGTTCAGATTTTGAAATTCTGCTGTTCGCTTATGCGGTAAATGAAGGTGCGGTGCAGGTCGTAGATATTGCTTGTGGGGAAGAAGTCCCCGATGAGATCTTGCAGGCACTGACCGATGATACTGTTACCAAATGGGCATATAACAGCCAATTCGAGCGCGTGTGCCTGTCTTACTGGCTGAGGAAAAACTATCCTCAGTATTTCAGTAGCTACAGCATTGCAGAGGACTCAGTTGGGAACTATCTTGACCCGACTTCGTGGAAATGCTCCCGTATCTGGGGAGCCTATATGGGACTCCCATTATCCCTGAAGGGTATCGGTGCTGTCTTGAAATTGGATGAGCAGAAAATGGAGGAAGGCTCTGGCCTTATCAAATACTTCTGCAAACCATGCCGTCCCACTAAGAAGAACGGTGGCCGCACACGAAATCTGCCAATGCACGATCCTGAAAAATGGGTACTGTTCAAAAAATATAACAAGCGTGATGTCGAGGTAGAACTTGCCATCAAAGAGAAACTGGCAAAATTCCCTGTGCCGGATTTCGTATGGGACGAATATCATCTCGATCAGGAAATCAACGACCGTGGCATTTTGCTGGATATGCACTTTGTAGAACAGGCAATTACGGTGGATGCACAGACCAAAGTATATCTCCACAGTAAAATACAAGAGCAGACAGGTCTTGAAAATCCCAACAGCGTGGTTCAGATGAAGGGCTGGCTTTCAGATAACGGCGTGCAAGCTGAGTCTTTGAATAAGAAAGCTGTAAAGGCACTGATCTCCGACAGCGAAGATCATATTGCTGATGTACTGTATTACCGTCAGCAGCTTGCCAAGTCCTCCGTCAGCAAATACACAGCCATGCAGAATGCCGTCTGTGCTGATGGCAGGGCAAGGGGAATGTTCCAGTTCTACGGTGCCAATCGTTCCGGGCGGTGGGCAGGCAGACTGATTCAGTTGCAGAATCTTCCGCAAAATCATATGGATGATCTGGAAGAAGCACGAAACCTTGTCTGCGATGGCAACTTTGATGCATTGGAAATGCTCTACGATAACATTCCAAATGTACTGTCGGAGCTGATCCGCACCGCCTTTATTCCAAAACCGGGATACAAGTATATCGTTTCCGATTTCAGTGCAATTGAGGCTCGTGTACTTTCTTTCCTTGCCGGAGAGCAATGGCGTGTTGATGTATTCAAGGCAGGAAAAGACATTTACTGTGAATCGGCATCACAGATGTTCGGTGTGGCTGTAGTGAAAAACGGCATCAACGGCCATCTACGACAAAAAGGGAAAATCGCAGAGCTGGCTCTTGGCTACGGCGGCTCTGTCGGTGCATTAAAAGCAATGGGTGCTTTGGACATGGGCCTTTCTGAGGACGAGCTGCAGCCGCTGGTGAATGCTTGGCGTTCTTCCAATCCGCACATCACGCAGCTATGGTGGGATATTGATGCGGCTGTCAAAAAGGCTGTGATGTATAAAACATCTGTGCAGTCCCACGGTTTCAGAATTTATTATAAAAGCGGTATGCTGTTCATTGACCTTCCATCCGGCAGACGACTTGTGTATGTAAAACCCCGTATGGGAACAAACCAGTTCGGCTCTGACTCTGTCACCTACGAGGGCATCAATACCGGCAAATGGACGAGGATCGAAAGCTACGGGCCAAAATTTGTGGAGAACATCGTTCAGGCGGTCAGTCGTGATATTCTTGCATATGCGATGAAAACCCTCTCGCACTGCTTCATCTGTGGTCATGTCCACGATGAACTCATCATCGAGTGCAGTCCCGATGTATCACTCTCTGCAGTGTGTGAACAGATGGGCAGAACCCCTCCGTGGATCAGTGGCTTGCTACTCCGGGCAGACGGATACGAATGCAGCTTTTATCAGAAACAATAAAAAATTGGCAGCAGTGCTGACCTTTGTTTGGTCGGTACTGCTGCCGATGTATTTATGGATGCATTTTTCCTATTTCACAAAATGCTCATCTACTATTCTATTCAGCTGCAATGCAATCTCGGCAAAATCCTGATTTAAATCAAGAGTCTTTACGCTGATTTTGTTTCCACTCATAAGATAGCTATTATCTGGTTGAATTGCCTCATCTGTGGCTGCATATAAAAGCATACCCGAAACCGTGTGAGGGGCATCGCCAAATTCAGTGTCTTTGTTTTTTACATATGTAAAAATCTGATAGAGATTCCCGGAATGCAGTGAATGAACATCGTATTGTGTTTGTGTGGTGTGCGTGTAATACTTTGCATCAATAATTAGAACTGTACTCCCTTGTGTCAGCATAATATCACTCTGCATCACCGGAAGCATCGTCCCAATCCCATCATCCAGTGCCCACGGAATTTGCGAGGCTGTTGCCTTTACCTGCGGACACTCCTTGGAATAGTATTCCAGAATAAACTTCTCATACAACCGATTCATCCGTTGTTCGTCAACGAATGATGCCAATCGATATTCACCTGAATCAGTAGTTAAGAGCATTCCATCTAAAATGAGCTGACAAATGCTTATGAGCATCCGATAGGTATTGTTATTCCTCTGAAAACGAATAGCCGACCAGCGTATAGAATTCGGATCTATCATATCCACATTCGAGAAAAACAACATCTCTTTTTTCAGGTCGTTCTTATATTCCTGGCTCACTCTTGAATGTTGGAGCAAAAGCATAACAGTAGTTTTCAGAATCTGATTTAGAAGATTGTTTTCTGAAAGTTCATCATATTCACAAGTCAAAATTCGCTTTCTGGCTAAGCGATTTTGAATCGTTCCCGGCATATCAATTTTCCCTCGAACAACAGGCACATCTTCCTTGCGGTTCAGATATTCCCGATACAGACCTTGCTTTAGCTGCCTGCCAATGCCTTTGGAAAGGATTGCCGCAAATAAATTGTGTATGTTTTCAAATTCTTCCGTAGCAACATCCTCATAACCGCCCTGATTCAGTGTAGTAAAAGCATATGAAAGCATATAGTATATATTTTTTATGAAGATGCTCTTGTCTTTAATCATTGAAACACACCCTGCAAAACATTTTCCCATCTTTGGAGTTTGTTCGAATCATCAAACCAGTATTCGCTGAGCATTGGCAAAATATCATAATCCACGATAGAGTGTAGCCACTCATCTGTGCAGATATCTTTACCGCAGAAATAGCTGTGCCCAATGCAGAATCCCTTTCCCAGAGATTTATCCAGAGTAATCTCACGATTTAATTCCTTCACCTTTGATATCAGCTCATTCAGAGTTTCATTATTTAGTGCATTTTGATATTTTATAAATCCGTCAGAATCAAATCCTGGCTCCACCTCGAAGAAGCTGAATCGGCGGCGCAGGGCATAATCAATCATAGCAAGGCTGCGGTCTGCTGTATTCATCATACCGATGATATAAAGATTTTTGGGGACAGAGAAAGAAAGTCCATTGTACGCCAGCGTTGCCTTCGTGCCTCTGTAGTCCCGTTCAATCAACATCAGCAGTTCTCCGAAAATCTTACTCATGTTTCCGCGGTTAATCTCATCAATGATGAAAAAGAAATCTTTATCCGGCTGGTTGGCTGCTTTCTGACAAAATCGATAGAAAATACCATATTTCAGCTCGAAACCGTCCTCTACCGGCTTATATCCCATCATGAAATCCTCATAGGAATAGTTCTGATGGAACTGCACAAACTCTATGCAGTTGTCATCTTTTTCGCCCATCATCGACCATGCCAGTCTTCTGGCTGCAAAGGTCTTACCAACGCCTGGAGCCCCCTGCAGGATGATGTTCTTCTTATTCTGAAGTACCGCCACGAGGCTTTCGTAGCGTTTCTCGGTCATATACACCTCATTAAGGAAATCGTCTTTTGTGTATTCCTCTATGGTTTCTTCAGCTGATATAGGATTCGCTTCTCTCACAATATCAAGAATAAAATCATATTCCTCTTTTGTCAGCCGGAACAGACTACCCTGTGCATTCTGGAAATACTCCATCTGCTCCAGTTCAGGGCACGCCTTCAATACCGCATAATCAATTGGTGAAGCAAAACTCTCCACCTTTTCAAACAAAATCTTCTCACCATCATTGGCAGCGGTAATCTGTCCGAGAGCTACGACCTGTTTTACAGGATTCGACTCATAGCCGATAATCATGTCACCGGCCTTTGCATCCAAAAAGTTCTGAAAAATGCGGCGCTTGTTTCCGTTCTCATTATAAAGCGTATAAGACTGCGTCTCACCGACAGCGATGCCACTAAAGCTCCAAATTTTAGGATTGGCATTCAACCACCAATATCCAGGGGCATCTTTATCCTCTGAAACTGGTTCATCAGGTAATTCATCTATTAAATTAAGCAGTCTCCTTACCACATCGGGATAAGGTGTTAAGTCCGTCAAGGTTTTCATAGGTGCATTTCCCGGATACTGCCATTCACCCTTATGTGTCCATCTAACCTTGCGCACATTTTTAAAGTGTTCTTCATGCTCATCAAAAATGTAATCAGATTCAACAACTCCGCAGCCCACCAGCAAACGCAGACCTTTTTTTGCAAACACTATATCCCCAGGGTTGATTTCATTTGCGAACTGCCATGTTGCGTGAGCATCATTTTTATGGGAACTGTCATCCGAAAATATCTCCTGCATTTTTTTCGCCATTTCATCTTTGCTATGAAATGCATGAAGATTTCCTAACGCTTCCCAACCAATCGCCATAATCCCAGCATTATAGAATTCATCCCAATTTTCCGCACCGTCACCAGGAGAGTAAATCCAATAACGCTTTTTTGCTGCCGAATCACTATCAGCCGCTGTATCTTTTTCACCAGTGCTTTCTTCTGATTTTTCATCCACTATATAACGGCTGATATAAAATCCAACATCAATGGTCAGCGTCTTCAATTCCGGGTCGGGATAGCAGGTATCCGTCAGCTGCGACCGGAGCAAATTCACCAATTCAGTGTCTTCTTTCAGTGCAGTACTGATTTCGTCATAAAGGCGCAAAAAATTACGGATGTTATCTGCATAGGCACCCTTTTTGAATTGATAGTCCGATTCCAGTTCACCGGCAACTTTCTTTATCTCACCGAATTTATAGATATAATACTTGTTCGGATAGCGAAGCCAAAGATAAGTACTAATGGCATTCTCATACTGATAGTGCTGCGCCGCACCGTTTCCATACTTCTCTAAAAGAATAGAGGACTGCAGTTTGAACGCATTCATGCGTTCAAAAACATCTTTATTTTCATCAAAGAGGTCGAGAAACATAGCTCGTACTTCTTCCGGTGCGGCTTTTGCAAAGCCAATAATCATGCCCTTTGGAAAATTGTTATTGGAAGCCAGCAAATTATATGTTTTCGCCAGAGAGCGTTCCAACATCTCTGGGAAGTCCTTAGCATTGACATCCCAATTATCCTGAAACCATTTTACAGCTTCCCACTTATATTTTTCGTTGCCCCACTGCGTGGAAACAAAGTTCTGTTTATACCGTGCCAGTGCATCTTTTAACCGAAATTTATCAAACATAAAATCGCCCCCTTATGCCTTTCGCAAGCTCTTGTATATCTCTTCTGTAAAGATACCAAGTACCTGCTTTTTGATTTCATCATTACTGAGCAGCAACGAAAAGAAATCTTGATTTTGCTCCAATCCTTCAATCAGTGCGTCATCTATATCATCAAAATACGAGAATTCAAAGTCTTTGACGGTATTATTCTTTGCACTGGTTTTCAGTTTGTCGGATTTCAGCAGAATATCCCTAATCTGAAGCATTGCCTTTACCGCGACATCATTATCATAGGATTTTCCTGTGCGGCTGTTTATTTCTGCGATAATCTGTGAAAGTCGTTCTTCCTTTGCCTCTGTCAGACCAAAGTTCTCTGCCGTAGGTAATTTCACTATCGGCTGCGCCGTCAGATTTGGCTTGGTATGCTCTTCTGCTTTTTTCTGAACGAAATTTGTAGCCTTGATTTTGCCGTCCAAATTATAGCCACCGCCCGGATGCTTAATGTTGATGTATGCCAGCAGGTAAGTGATGAAGTTGTACTTCTTATGAAGATCGGTATCCTCAAAACACGATACCTGTAGCAGAAACTCGTAAAACCGTACAAAGTGCCGCATCTTTGATACAATATCCTGCTGTATGGCAATCTCATACTGCTCAATCATATTTTTTGCACGCTTAAAGTAAAATGTCAGCTTCTGCTTATCCTTCGATGAAATATTTTTCTTATAGAGCAGGTCTTTGCCTTTTCAATGTCATCCGGGTCAAGAACGGTATACGCATCTATCTGTGCTTCCATATCATAAATGGCAGTAGGCGTTACAGATGTAGAAAGTAATGTGGTTGTGTAAAACGGTGCGAATGCTGCTTTGATATCCTCGTATGTATTTGCAAAGTCCAGCACAAAAGTTTTCTTCTCGAACGGTGGGCAGATACGGTTCAAGCGGGAAAGCGTCTGAACGGCAGATACGCCCTTCAGCTTTTTCAGCACATACATAGCGCAGAGCTTCGGCTGGTCAAACCCAGTCTGATATTTATTAGCGACCAGAAGCACCTGATATTCGTCCTTGTCAAATTCCTTAGTCAGACGATCCTCTGGGAAGCCGTTCATGGATGCCTCGGAATATTCGGTATCATCGTCTGGGAGTTTCACCTTGCCGGAAAAAGCCACCAGCGCTTTAATGTCCGAGTAGCCCTTCTTCTTGGTATAGTCTTCAAAAGCCTGGCGGTACTTCACAGCCCCCTGTCTGGATGCTGTGATGACCATTGCCTTTGCCATGCCACCTAGTTCCGGCATAACGGTCGTGCGGAAATGCTCCACGATAACCTCCACCCGCTGGGCAATATTCGTTTCATGCAGCTCCACAAAACGGGCAATCTGCCGCTTGGCATCAACTGTTTTGCACCGAGGGTCTTCTTCGATTTCCTTATTGATCTGATAGAAGGTGTCGTAAGTCGTATAATTCTGAAGGACATCGAGAATAAAGCCTTCCTCAATGGCTTGCTTCATGGAGTAGATATGGAATGCTTCACGCTGACCTTTCGTGTTTAAACGACCGAACAGCTGAATGGTTGTCGGCTTTGGTGTCGCTGTAAAAGCAAACATGGATACATTCGCCTGTTTGCCGTTTCTGCGGATTTCATCCGTAATCATATCTTCAACATCGGCACCCTCTTGTTCTCCTGCACCAAGAGACTTTGTGACAGCCGCCATGTCCTTACCCGCTGTGGAGGAATGTGCTTCATCAATAATAACAGCGAAACGCTTATTTTTTAGTCCGGCTACGCTGTCCACAATATACGGGAATTTCTGAATTGTAGTTGCAATGATTTTCGTATTGCCGTTCAGAGCAATAGCAAGGTCAGCGGAGTTACACTTATCGTCCATGACTCGGATAAGACCCGCTTTATGCTCCATACCCATGATGGCTTTCTGCAGCTGACGGTCAACCACGACTCTGTCGGTGATGATCACGACATTGTCAAAAATGATTTTGTTGTCTGCATCATGCAGAGAAGTCAGACGGTGTGCCAGCCATGCAATAGAGTTCGTTTTGCCAGAGCCTGCGCTGTGCTGAATCAGATAGTTCTGCGTAGTGCCGTTGTCACGGACATCACCCAGCAGCTTGCGAATCACATCGAGCTGATGATATCGAGGGAATATCACATTCTCGGACTTTTTCGTTTTCCCTGTCAGCTCGTCCTTGCTTTCTTTGTTTTCTATAAAGATAAACTTGCTGATGAGGTCGAGAACGGTATCCTTTGTCAGAATGTCCTCCCACATATAGGACACGCTGTATTTGTCTTTGAAAGTAGGGTTTCCCGCACCAGCATTAACCCCTTCGCCGTTGCCCATGTTAAATGGCAGGAAGAAAGTGGCGTTGCCTGCGAGCTTGGTGGTCATATAGACCTGCTCCAGATCCATTGCAAAGTTCACAAGGCATCCGGCCTTAAACCAGAACAGACGGGTTTTCGGGTCACGGTCTACACGGAACTGATAGATGGCATCCTGATAGGACTGACCTGCGGCATTGCATTTCAGTTCAAAGGACATAATAGCAAGACCATTCAGGAAAATCACCAAGTCAATACGTTCATCATCGCTTGCCCAGACTTCCTCCATGACGGAGAAAATATTCTTTTCGTATTTCGCCAGAAGCTCACGGTTGAAGGTGGTTGCAGGCTTGGTGTACATGAGTTCCAGCTTCATGTTGGAAATCTCAATGCCGTGCTTCAGCACATCCAGCAGACTGCCGCGGGTCTTAGTTACCTCGGCATTGATAAAGCTGACAAGGGTATCCTCCAAATCAGATTTATAGATTTTGCGGAGTGCCTCCATCTCATCTGGCTGGGTATCGTTCAGAAACTGAAACAGCAGCTCACGATCCATAGCAAACAGACGGTCATAGCTGGTTGCCTTGCGGATGATATAACCGTTATCCTGCGAGAGCCTGTCCATGATGAAATGCTGATATTCTTTTTCCGAGAGAATATTATTCATGATCTGGCTCCTTTCCTCGTAATATATAGTGTCTACCATAATCATCACTAAACACGACATCAATCAACCGAACGCCGTTTTGCACATAAACTTCGCACCATGTATCTGCGCAGTGGTTTCCAAGCCATCTTTCCTGAATGCTGTAAATCACTGAACTGGTTTTATCTACCCAATATGCAATGGCATCGTTGACTTCATCAGTAAAGTGAGCAGGAATACCTACTCTGGAACTAAAGCCCTCAACGGCAACTTGCAATAAAAACAGTTCATCCCTATCTTTTAGCACCTTTAGAAATTCAGCACCTTTTACCACCATACACGGAGTATCTTTATGATAGGAGTATTCAACTTTCATGAGATGGGTACCTCCTTCTTTCCGGTTACATACTCAAAAATGAGCGATTTCTTGTATTCGTCAAGTGTTGCAAGCTGTTCTTTTTTATCGGAGATAACATCATTCGCTTTTGCAAGCACCGTATCAATATGCTCAACAATCGCTTCCTGCTCGTCCAGCGGTGGAACTGGATACGAAAGATCCGCTAACTTGTTCCACCGCAAATCACAGGAGCGAACTCGAATTCCCGTTGCCAGTGCAAGAAATACATCACTGTACGCCATACTGCGAAGATAGTACATAATGTACCGCTTGTTTTGATAGGTATCCAAAACATTAAGGACAGGTGACGCTTTGCCTCTTGAATCAGAAATGCCGATAGAGCCTGCAAAGCCATCCATACCATGTACAACCAGATCGCCGATGTCAATACCTTGATAGCCAATTTCCTTATCGGACATCGTAAAGCCATCTTCACGGCGATTGCTTCTCAAGGTTACCTCACCATCACGGAAACAGGTAATTACGCCGTCATCCTCACGCACCGGCTTCTGCATATAGCGCAGAATATACTTACCACGGATAACCTCCCAATGTGAAGGCATATTGCCAATCCACTGGATTCCGCTGTCCTTCATCTCAGCATCGGGATTCAGCCCTTTGGTAACAGTTTCGGTGATGACCGACCGCTTGTACTGCTCCAAGGTATCGATCTGTGCCTGAATGTCAGCGGTGAGAGCATCGATCTCGGCGCATTTGGCATCAAGATAGGCGGCAATGCGTTCCTGTTCCTCAACAGTTGGAAGTACTGTCCATGAATTCAAAAGCCAAGGAGCGAAGATGTTTCTTTGAATCGTACCTACACCTCTTGAAGCTGTTTCATATTGCTGAACCATACTGCTATCACGAAACAAGAAGTTCATATATAGTGGATTGCATTTATCATTCATGCTGTATACAAAATATGCCGGACTAATGATTCCATTATATTTTGATACACCAACAGAACCTCTCCATGCCTGTTGATTATTTAAGACAAAATCGCCAATGTTGACGTTTTGATAATTTGACATATCTTGGCTCGGTTTATGAACTTGCATCCCATTGGAATCAGCATATGAGATAACTCCTCGGTCCAAATAAACTGAGAGTAGCTCTCTATCTCCACTATTCTTCTCACTTCGCAGTGTCAATATGGTTTTTAATTTCTTGATTTCCCAGTTTCTCGGGATAAGTCCGAAACTTGAAATTCCGCTTTCCTTCATCTCTCTCATACCGTCACCGCCTTACTTAAAGAGCTTTGCCACACGTTCCGACACCGAGTGCTCCAGCTCCATAAACTTCGCCTCAAGCTCCTCGCTGGGTACTGGCTGCTGATATTTGTAGAAATAACGGGTGAAGGGGATTTCTGCACCAGTCTTAATGACAGGTTTTTTCTTTCCGAGGTCTTCTTCAAAGAAAGCTGCGGCATCTGGAATATGCGGCAGTACCTCACGAGCCATATAGTCCTCGATGCTCTCCTCCCACTTCACCAGTTCGGTGTCTTTGGTTTCTTTGTCGTAGATAATGTTACCCTTGCGGTCACGCTGAATTTCAGCATTTTTATCCATCACAGAAAGTCTGTCCGCAATCTTGTCGAGCAGTTTTTTATCAGCTGTTGCCGGAGCAAGTGTCTTAGTCAGTACGGGCATAAACTCTGCCGGTGAATTGTAGACCTGCTCTGAAATTGCAGCCTTCAGTGTAGCAATGATTGCGTCATAGACAGGCTTGTTGTTCTGATATGTTTCCAGCTTTTTCTGCTCCTTGCCGGTCAGTTTCTCGGCATTTTCCAGTTCATCCACCTTAGCCTGGTCATAAAGAGAAGAAAGTGCACCCTTGGACAGCATGGCTTCGATACGCTCCTCCGTAATGGCATAGCTGCGCTGGAGAGGCTGCATGACCGTGTATTCACGATAAATGAACTCCTCGTTGTCGTAAATCTTGCAATATTCGTTTTCTGTAAAGTCTGCATAGAGCCGTGTCACAGCACTGCGGTCTTCGGGAGAAATCTCGTTTTTCTTATCGCCCAGAGCTTTGCGCAGCTTGTGGAAGAAAGACGAAGCATCAATTAACTGAATCTTGCCCTTACGCTCATCACGCTTATTCTTGGAAAGCACCCAAATGTATGTAGCGATGCCGGTGTTATAAAACAGGTCGGTGGGCAGCGCAATGATTGCTTCAATCAAATCACTTTCTAACATCCAGCGGCGAATCTGGCTCTCTCCAGAAGCTGTGCCACCTGAGAACAGCGGACTGCCGTTTTCAATGATAGCGGCACGACCAAAGTTGTCGTCCATTTTGTCGATGGCAGACTGTAAAAACAGCATCTGCATATCGCCGGAGCCGGGCAGACCTGCGCCCCAGCGACCATCAAAGCCTTTCTGGTATTCGGTGTTGACGGCATCCTCGACACCTTCAGCGGCATCTTTACCGCCCCACGCAGTGCCAAACGGTGGATTTTCAAGCACAAAGCGCATCTTGGTACCCTTAAAGCGGTCTGCTTTCATGGTGTCCTGATAGCAGATGTTTTCGGCATTCTGACCCTTGATAAGCATTTCGGCAAGGCACATAGCGTAAGATTCCGGATTGATCTCCTGCCCGAACAGGCGCACATCCGCAGAAGGGTTATAACGCTTGATGAAATTGTACCCGGTGGAGAGCATACCGCCAGTTCCGCAGGCCTGATCCAATATGGTGATGACCTTGCCATCATCGAAAATATCATCACAACCCTCGGCAAGCAGAATGTTGACCATCAGCTTGATGATGTCGCGCCCGGTGTAGTGATCACCAGCCTCGGCATTTTCAGAAAACTTACGAATCAGTTCCTCGAAAATATATCCCATCTTCACATTGTCGATAGTGCGTGGATCAAGGTCAAGCTCAGAGAATGCCTTAATTACGGAAAGCAAACGGTTGTTCTTGTCCATCTTGTCGATTTCTTCACCGAAGTTCAGACCACGCTCCTTGGACATCAGAATTTCCAGCACATTAGCAGAGAATCCCTGCAGATAACTCTTGAAATTGGCGGCAATATGGTCTGCGTCATTTACAAGCTCCGCAAGGTCAAATTCACTGGTGTTGTAGAACTGGAAGCCGGAAATGCGGTACATTGCCTTTGCCGGGAAATTCGGATTTGCTTTGAACTGCTCTACAACCTTCTGCTTTGTAGGTGCAAGCGCACACTCAAATCTGCGGATAATCGTCATCGGAATGATAACATCCTTATATTTATCGCTTCTATACGGTCCACGCAGTTTGTTTGCGATAGACCATATAAAGTTTACTTCTGTAGAAACATCAATAGGGGAATCATCCCACATTGCATCTATCATCTGTTTATCAGCCATTGCTGTTTACCTCTCTTTTCGATTTTGTAATATCGGTTATTTTCATTATACCGTTTTATCTGTCCCATAATTAGGCCTTGGTGCGTTGTCCGGTCATCATTTTATAATGTTGACTCTGCCCAAGTGCATCGAAAATCATTTCGAATACACGCTTATAAGCCTCAACATCCTCGCAGTCCTCTACATAGTTCAGTCCATCGCTGATGCCGTTCGGATTATTGATGTAGGCAAGCAGAGAAGAGGCAAGGTGATAGTCGGTCATATCCGGTTTTCCACCTTCAACTTGTTTAATGAATTTTTTCCGATTTTCTTCGTCCTCCAGTACGATAGAACGCAGGTCGCTGCCCTCATAACCGCAAAGCTGAAGGAAATAATATTCGAGAATTCGACGCATTACATTCAGTGCCGGAATTGTAGAACGAAGATCACGGAGTTCATCCCACAAAGCGGCATAGGAATTCTGCACAGGATTGTAGTTTTCTTCTTCGCTCGGAATGTTCTTGTTCTGGCGCTTGCAGATTTTCACAGTGGACACATTATCATTCTTACGAATCATATAGAACGAGGTGCAGTTATAGTAGCCAACCTGCTGATATGTAACCTCCCGATGGAAATAAACATTATGCGTCAGAATGAAGAGCTGTTTGATATAATCTCCCGTCACCTTCGGGTTTAGGTATTCTGTGTTATTTCGGCAAACATTGACCATTTCACGGGCGATAGCACTAACGATAAAAAGTGCCGTGCTGTCCATGCTGGAAACAGGGTCATCAATAACAACAATCTTTTCTTTCAGTTCTTCGCTGTTCATACTGCCGCGAACCCTGTGGTAAAAATACAGGAATGCTATAAAATTGCGTTCGCCTTCGCTAAGGTTTTCTGCTACATCGCCATTTTCACGGACAATCTCATAGACATTTTCTACACCTGCTTTAGCACGTATGCTGAATCCCTGGAAACCGGAATCTCGCAGGATCTTGTTAATGCTGTCGATGGCGGCTTCGGTATTGGCGTTGTGTTTATTGAGATCAGAGATTTCTGTTGTAATCTTTCCGATTTCTTTTTTGAGTGCAAAATCACGTTTGGTAATCTCTTCGATTTCCTTGTTCAAACGTGCGACTTCGTCAGTGTAACTTTTTACCTCAGAAGCAAGCATAAAAGCGAGATGCTGCATAATCTCTGTTTTGCATTTTGTTTTGCTGCTTTTCTTGGCAGCAACAACATCGTTGTTTGCTTTGATCAGCTTGTTGATATCGTCAATCAGAGCACCAAGATCAAGGAGCAGTGTGTCCGTGTCTTCCAAAGAAACTGTTTTTGATGGTTCTTTCACTTTTTCGGCGATACGCTGACGGTTTACTTCGAACTTGCTTTCTAACAGAGTGAGCTTCTCCTGGTACGCCTGCAAATCTATAGAAGTCATTACATCTGTGGTATTTTCCCGTAATGTATGCAGGATATTGGCAGTTTCTCTTTCATAGGTTGTCTGAAACTGCCCCAAATCACAGATGTCCTGCTGATACTGTGCATCGAACGTAGCCGCTATATCATTTTCAAAATCTTCTGGGAGCTTCTGCTGGCAGTATGGGCATTTCCCACCGGCAACACCTGAAAAGTGTGTATGGCCATCACGAACCCAGTCGGAAGCTTTGCTGCCGAGAGCTTTCAGGAAATTTGCAAATGGTGTGTCGCTGCTGCTGACGATAATCTTGTCCAGTAATTCCTTGCCGGCAAGACTGCCATAGGTAGTAGCACCGGCTTTCTTGAATTCCGAATAGGCTCTTGCCGTATCATCAAAAGCGACATCATACAGTCGTTCTAATTCGGACAAATCAAACTCTTTCGGAGATTTCTCACCAAGAACAGCGTCTGCAAAACCTTTCTTCTGCTTTTTGCCATCCATACACTTTTCAAAACGCTTACGGATTTCTGCCGTCATAGAAAAGCAGTTGTCCTGGAACTGCGTCAGAGCTGCATTAACACCGGCGGTTTTCTGCTTGTAATCTTCACCGGCGGCATTCTTTGCATCTTCCTTTTTCTTCTTTTCGTCTGCCAATTCGTCAATTCTCTTCTTGGCTTCTACGTCTTCTTCACCAAATATGAACACTCCTTTTAAGTCACCATAATTTACAAAGTTATCATTGATGTAATCCTGGTTATAAACAAGGACATCATAGTCCGCAGCCGACTTTCCGTCCGCCCAGACAATACCGTCATTTTCATCAATTGCGTGGGCAATGGATGATTTTCCCGCACCATTGTTTCCGTAAAAGAAGTTAACAAATGTAAGACCATCAACCTGAACATCCGTAAATGTTGCTCTATTGAGATTAATTTGCGTTATTGCGGAAGGAACTTTGCGTTTCATTTATTTCACCATCCCATCTTTCTTATTCACTGATTTTTCCGTTGCGAACCCATTCATCTACTTCGGAAATTTTAAATTTATATCGTTTTCCGGCCCGATAAACAGGGAGTTTACCTTCTTTAATCCAAGTACGAACAGTATCTTGGCTGATGCTTAAATGTTCTGCTACATCATCCAGATTAACCCATTTTTCTGCTTGCATTTCTTCATATTCACGACTCATCGTGTTACCTCATCTTTCTAAGAGTTACGATTAAAAAATCTGAATTCCAGCTTTCTGTAATGCTTCTTTAAGATTTATTTGTTTAAGTGCCCAATGTGTACGGTTAAGCTCATTAAATGATTTTGCACCACAAATGCCGAACTCAAATCCTTGTTCGTTCAGCATTTGCTGAGAAATCGCTGTAAAAATCCTGTAATAAATTTTAATCCCGTTATCTTGAATCTTTATATCTGTTATAAACCCTAAATAAGCATTTTGCTCGTCATCAGTTTTACCATATGAGTGATTTTCACCTGCAAAGATTGCCGGATACCTTTTTAGCTCCTCAATAGCCTCTGAACTAAGAGTTGCATATTTACGCTTCAATTCATCATTAGTACTCTCTGTCAATGCTCTGTCTTTCGGAACCAAAAAATATGTATCTACGAACTCTTCATCTGCAATAACAAATAGGTGATAAAAATCCGTATTGAGAGTTACTCTGGTGCTATTCTCACCTCGTCTTGATCTTGGATCACTTAACATGATTGAGATGTTATTTTCAACTTTCTCAGCGTGTGCGACAAAGTTATTGTTATCCCCGGATATCGTAATTTCTGCTGTTTTTGCATCCACCGGAACATTCCCTCTATTATTTATCAGAGAATTATCACTCATCCTGCTTGCCTCCGTTTCCTATTATCAATTTCTCTACATAATTGAATACATTATTGTTGCTTCCTGAAATATTGAAATTATAGAAAACAGGATTATTATTTACTATCTGCTGTGATGATACAAATTGAGTATCTTTAATATCAGCACCACAGAAATATTCGTCCTCTATACATTCTTCTGTGGTTTCGTCATCCATCGCTTTCCTCACCTCAACTTGGTAGACCTGCAAGCCATCGAGCATTCCTTCGCCCATATGCGCCGTGTATTTTCTTTGCCCACCACCAGTTGATGGACACCATATATCGTAAGTTTTTTTACCCACAGAATTATCTTTTCGGTTAACAACTACATAGTGCCAAACGCCAAGAAGAAATGATGGAAGGCATACTGTCTTTAGACCGCCAAGTGCGGTCTTTTTCTTAGTTTGACCGTTCGGCTCGATATAAAACTCATCATTTTCCTTGATGCTCCGGTCCTGCTGAATTAAATCTATCAAGGCACGCACCAAACCGACATCCTTGTGAACTGGCTCACCTAAATCAAGAAATCCATTCACAAATTCAATCATCTGATTTAGAGCAGTTTGATAATCTGTTCTGACAGTTTTATCAAATGCATTTATAACTTGATCATCGTCAAACGGAAGATAGGTACTTGTCGATGTTTCGCATCTCTTGTAGTTGTTAACGATGGTTTTAAGTTTCTCCTTGCCTGGGTCTGTATACGCAGGATTGATTACTCTTAACAATCCTACCAAAACTTCTGGATCGGAAAGGCCATCACTGTCTCCGTTATAATGCTCTCGTGCGTTCATTCGTTGCCGGAGAGCTTGCAATATCAGTGTGAAAAAAGTGCCTCCACACAGACGGGGATATTCATTAAAATCCATTATTCTTCCCTCCGATTTACTCTGATTTTCGTTTTAAGTTATTTGAGAAGTTACACACTCAATTCCCATCAAACCCCACTAAAACACATTATAACATAAAAGTCGCAAAATTTCAATATGGCAGCTAATGAATGTCATTTTATGAAAATGTAAATTTTCTCGGTCTCTGACTTTATAAACCTTATAAACTATAGCGGCTGACCTTATAGACGATTGGATAGCTCTTGTGAGAAATCACAGGAGCTTTTTTCTTTCCTGCGGTTTCCACAGAAATCTTGAAAATCGCAGGAGGAAAAATTAATGAAAAGCGAAAAGAAAAACAAGACAAGCATTACTACCAACAAGGCAGCAAAAAGAGTCATCACACGCAACTACAACGGCGAACCACTGAAACCTGGCGAAGTCCTGGTACCTACCATGTATGATGCAGCTTTTGCCAAGGCAAACTGCACCAACCCTGACTGCATCAAAACGCTCAAAAAGGGTGGAAAGTACTTCAAGGTCATGTATATGGCAGTACCAAAGGAACTTGCTCCTCTGAAACTCAGCTCCTTTAATCTGGAAATGAACGAACAGCTCGGACATTACGCAGTACCAAATTCTATATCCATTGACCAAATGGCTGACGATTATGACCTCGACCTTGCTACCGTTCTGTCCCCAGAAGATTTGATGATGGAGCGTGAAAGTAAGGCAGAAACTGCCGCAATGTTTGCAGACCTTGTTCATCACCTCATCGACCGTTCACCGAAGCACGGTCTTGCTGCACTGCTTCTGCTCAACGATGTCAAAGGCGCAGAATTCCACGAAAAAATGCACCTTGGTCATGATGCGGCAAACACCGTCCGGAAACAGTCTGCTGACCTCTTGAAAGCCGGTCTTGCAAATATCAATCTGGACGAGCTTCATGTAAAGCGTTCCAAGCATTCCGATTATTATCGTGAAGAAGCATACCGCCTGTTGGACGCACTTTTGAAACTGTACAACGCAGAATAAAACGAATCTCCGGGGCGGCGCTTGCCTCGGAGATTTTTATGATTTTGTACAATTTAACGGTTACCATACCTTTTAACGATTTGCTACACATTTTAACGATACTCCTGTACCTTTTAACGATAACTCACTAATCGTTAAAAAGTGGTGCATTTTTGAAGTCATAATTTCCGAGCAAAATAAAAAAGCGGCAACCACAGCACTGAAATCTATGCCAAGGTTGCCACTTTACCTATTAAAACAGCTATTTTTCACTTATATTGCTCCATTCTTGTATGAAATAAGGGGTCTATATGTCTATGTAGCGGTCAACTACATTCCAGTTCGGATGATATTTTTTCTGATCCTCATACCACTGGATCTGATTTTCGAGTGCAGACAACTGCGCCTCGTGATCTGTTGATATTTTAAAAAGAGGCATCTGTATTTGCGGCACCTGTATTTCTCCGGGCTCAGCTGCTGAGAATAATCTTTTAGCAGAAAGGAAAAAGCAACCGCCTGAGTCTATAGGATCGGTTGTAAGGAATTATCGAGAACAAGCTTCAACGATTATAAATTCTAATGATGAATACTATAGTCGTATTGAAAAAGCCCTTAAGAACCTTAGAAGTGATAAACGTGATTTGGGTTTCCGTGAGGATGAGAAGAAAAAACTTGATGATGATTTACGTGGTGCAAAAGACAACTCTAATCTTGAGATTGAGTACCAGAATTTCTTAAACCGCGTAAATGAATTTCAAAGGAAAAAAGACAGTTTAGTAGAGAGAATTGGATCTGCTAAAAAAGAAATTGAAAACTATCAAAATGCACTAGACAAACAAATTGCGGCATCTAAAGAAAATGCTCGTACTCAGGCGAAAATTGATTATACTCAAGCGGTTTATGAATGGGTTGATAAGGCTTATAAAGAACGAGAATCTATTGTAAGATCAAACCTAGAGGAAAAAGTAAACAATAATTTTGCACGCATTTACCATGGACATAGAACAATTTCAATTGATGAGAAGTACAGAGTAAAATACATTGACGTAACCACAGAAGAATCAGATGGATTAAAAGCTGTTAAAAGTTTTGCCTTTGTTTCTGGCCTTGTTGACCTTGCAAAAGAATCCTTGACCTCTGAATCTTCTAAAGAAGCAGATATTGGTCCTCAGTATTTCCCGTTAGTTATGGATGCACCTTTTTCAAATGTTGATGAGATACACATTGAAAATATATCACGTGTTATTCCTGAATCCGCCGAGCAAGTGATTATTGCAGTAATGCAAAAAGACTGGGAACCTGCTTCTAAAATAATGAGTCCATATGTTGGAAAAGCTTATTATATCGAAAAAGCTAAAGATTCAAATGGAAAAGACATCGATACAATCACTCATATAAAAAGGAGGGACGATAATGTTATTTGATGATGATATTCAAATTCGTGGAAGACATGCTAGTTATTTAAAAGCTCTGTCAGAATTAAGAGGTAATGCAAGCGAAGAGGATAAGAAGCGTTTTTCAAATTTTAAACTGTTTACCGATTATATTTCGGTTTATATGGTCGCTCCTATAATTGGCTTGCTATATGGTAGAAAAAGCACATAACCAAAAGCATTGTCGATAATTATACGGATGGTTCTATTTGGGATGAAAAGCAAATAGAAATCCGCCAGAACAAATTGTTTGATTTGTTTAAAAAAGTGTGGCCAAACTTTAAAAATGATAACTCAACTGAAGAACATGAAGTAATGACAAAGCAAACTCAATCGGCTGAAAACACTGACATAGAAAAGACTATAGATGACTATGGATCAGATGTTTTTGACGACGCTAATAAACTTCTTGAGGCATTAACTATATCTCAACAGAATAAAACAGATCAAACAAATAATACAAATTTCATATCATTAAAGGATAGGTTTATTGATGAAATAAAAAATGGAAAGATTTATTACTCGTACAAACCTGTTTTTATAAAAGCGATTTTTGATAATGCTGATGAAAATGGTACAGCATACATATACGATATCGCAATGTATTTTACCAAATTCTATAATGATAGGAAAGAAAATGGAATTACTGTTGAAAACCCGGAAAGTGTAGTATGTAAAGGTGATTTTTCAATAGACGAGGCATTGAAGACCATAAAACAGTATCCATTAGATATTTATCAAAAGACCAACACTGTTAAATATAATGCTAAGGATTTAACAGTTTCTATTGTTAAAGAGGTATGGGAACTTCTTACCGCAGATGAGAAAAAAGATATATTATCAATTTGTGATAAAAGAATCGAATCATATTATTCTAAACTCATCTGAAGCGTGTATATTATATTCGCTCCAATACCTCCATTAATAAACAAAAGATTCTAACAGCAACAAACCGCTTAGGAACAATCCTAAGCGGTTCTTGTATATGTGTTACAATATAGATTATAAATTAATTACCGTGAAATTATATTTTTTATTATATGCATATTAGTTTATATTGATTTTAGACATTAAATGTCATCATAAACATAATTTAATAACAAAAATAAAGCACTAACAAGAGTCTATCCTAAAATTTGTGTAAACCTCTGAAGTAGTGTATAATAGAAGAGAGACTACTTCGGAGGTTTTAATTATGAGCAGAAGGCGAAGAAACGAAACAGAA